ATGAAACCGCGCTGGGCCTATATCTGGGAGTACACGCACCTCGAATCTGGGGAGCGCCGGCGCACGCACCTGCCTGTGACGCGGGATGAATTTCAGTCACTGACCGGGCAATTCCCCGACGAATCGGACGTTCGCGCGCTGGAGGAAACGAAGGTCGATCGAAATTTGGTACCACTCAGGGACCCATGCCGCCGCATCGTTGCGATGCCGGACTTCGTTGCCCCCACCGAATCGGAACTGCGCGAGCTCTGGCGCACCAACCGCGATCCCGAGGTCCGGCGCCTGATCCTCGAGATCATCACGCTCCGCAAGTCGCTTCAGAAGGTTATGGACTGGTGGAAGGCGGGAAACGACGCCGGCAATGACCGCGGCGTTCTCGGTGGGCCCAACGGCCCCTTCCTGCGGCTCTACCACCTGCTGCGGGATGAGATGCAACGGGCCGGGATTCTGTAGCGGCGCGGCTATGGCATTCTGAACGTTCACCGCACTTGGAGATCGACATGCGCACGATTGCGGAAGAATTCAACGATTCCGACGATGACTGGTTCGGCTTCGCCTCAGCGCAAGACCGGAAGGACGGCCATTCGCTGCGGGCGTACCTGCTGCGTTACGCGGACCGCATCCCGGAACACCATGTCGTCGTGAACGTCGAGCTGGTGCTACGCACGGAGTATCCGCCTCGCGGCGTCCGCCCTCCGTACCTGATCGTCACCCACTTCGATCCGGGGCACTCGACTGACTTGCCGCTCACGTGGAGGCGCAATATCGAGGAACTCCGATTCGGTGCCAAGACCACGTACGTCGAATGCGGATACGACATTTTCGACTCGTTCAGCGACGCGAAGATGGACCTGACCGCGCGCGGGTTCTACATCGAACCGCCCAACTAGGCATCGCATCGACCGATGGCCCAATAGCCTCCACTTCGGAGCCGTCCGCGGGCATTGGTCTGGTCGCGTAGACAACCCGCTACAGCATGATGAGTTGCACTTGCCGCAGTACTATGGCGGATTCACACCACTACGGGCGGCCGGCATGCGAGCGTTTGCCTTCCAGTTGGGATCTTTTCTGCTCTACGCCGCGGCGTTCGCCGGCGCTGTCTATTGCGGCGCGAAGATCGGCAAGGCAACGGGCCGTGGATGGCTCGGCGTTCTTTCCGGCGTGCTGATCTTCGGTGCAATCGGAACATGGCTTGCGCTGCAAGGGCTGCCATTATCGAGCGGCTACGGTTACGGACCTGACGACTGATTGCTCAGCGCGTCGTAGTCGCGCTCGCACTGCTGGCCGGCGATGCGGGCACGGTCAGCGTATTCTGCCAGCTCGCCCGCGCGCTGGTCAGCGCGGCCGAGCACGTCGGCAAGCAGATCGAGGGCGTCGCCGGTTGCCGGGCCTCCGGCGGCAGCGGCGGAATGGCGGGCGGCGGCGACGAGCTGGTCGACGCGCTGCTGCAGGCTGCCAGCGGCAGCGCGAGCAGCAAAAGCATCCGCGAGCGCGGCAGTGCGTTGTTGATTCGCATCGTTTGCGATCTCCGATTGTGCCGCGGTGCGGCGTTGTTCTTCGGTGCGCGCGGCCGCGACGGCGTCGAGCTGCGCCTTCTGCGCCGCAGCGGCCGTCGTACGCACGCCGTCGGCATGCCCCTTGAAGTAACCGCCGGCCAGGCCGACGATGGCCGCCACGATGACGGCGAGCCAGACACGAGGATCGAACCAGGTCATTTCCGCTCCTTCGCATGCAGCTGCTTCAACTCGTCCGGCGAGTAGACGAAGCCCGGCAGCATGAACGCCTGAACGCTCCAGACCGGATCGCTTTCCTCGTGTCGGCCGTGGTCCTTGCCCAGGTGATGGAGCGCGCACAGCAGCAGCTGGTTGTAGGTCGAGTCCACGAACGCCTCCGGCCGGGCCGGGTCGAACGCCTCCCAGTCGAAGCCCTGCGTCAGCTTGATCACGTCCCAGATCGGGTGCTGGCGCGGGATCGGCACGACGCGGTGCAGTTTGTGGCTGAACATCGTGTCGACCTGATTCAGCGCGACGCCGCGGATCCACTTCCAGTCGATCGCATGCGAGAACGCCCACTCGAAGAACCGGTGATGCGACTCGACCGCCTGGTCGTCGCCGCAGACGGCGCAGACGTAGCCGCCGGCCGCCTTCATCACGCGCTTGCTCGCGCGGAACGTCGGCGATTCGGTGCGCGGCTCGTGATCGGGGTAGAAGACATCCTCAGCGAGCGTGCGCCGCGTTTCGTGGGTTTTCGTGGTCGTCATAGGTCGCGCTCGCAAAGTGCACGCTCTTCGGCGCGCCGCTCCACCAGGCCGGGCAGCACGCGGCCGCCGGCCGTCACCCACTGCGGCCGGCCGTTGTCCGCTTCGTTCATCGCGCGGCAAGCGCCCTTCCAGTCGCCGGCGTTGAATCGGCGCGCCGTCGTGCTGCCGCAGTACGCGCCCGCGCCGACGTTGTAGGCGAAGCTCACGGCGGCCGCGAGCTGGTACGTGTGCCCCTTCAGACCGGGCGTGCACTTCAGCACCGGCTCGGCGTGCTCGATCAGCCGTTGCTCGAGGCGCGCTCGGCACTCTTCCGGCGTGAAGCGCTGGCCGGCGCGCACGTTCTTCGTGTCGCCGTAGCAGGCCGTGATGATCCCGATCGGGTCGGGCCGCGCAACGAGTTCGAGCCCCTCGAATTTCGGGACCATGGAAAAAAGAAGGGCTGCCGTAGCAGCCCCCACAACACCCGCCAGTGTCTTCTTCGGTACGTTAGCCATCGAGCAATGCCCTCTTCCCTTTGTTCTTGACCAGGTAGTACGCCTGCAGCCCGATGTACGCGATCGTCGCGACGGCTACCCACCAGTTGATGTCGTGGCCGGTCAGCCACAGCCAGAAATTGCTTCCCACCGCCGGCGCCGCCTTGGCAGCGCTCACCGCGAGATCGTTCTTCATCAAGTCCCCGAAATGAAAAAGCCACCCGAAGGTGGCGGTGAAATATTCTTGACCATCAGACCCAATGGGTCTACATTGACGGGTAGCGGTAGCGCATCCAGCGCCGCCCGACATCCCGAAAGGAAACGACCATGAAACTCGCTTTTCGCGCGCGCTCGGCGCGCGCCTGCTCCCATGCCCATCAAGTACACACCTCCCGGAACGCGGGATCTCGCGACGCTCAAGCACGAGCTGAACATGACCGGCAAGCAGATGGCCGATCTGTTCTGGTTGGCCGGCGATCACCAGTGGCGCAAGTACACCGGGGGACAGTCGCCGAGGGAACTGAGCCCTCATATGGCGTTTGTGGCGGCAGCGAAGCTCGAGCTCACCGGGGAGGAGTTCGCTCGCGTCCTCGCGAAGATGGCGACCTTCGGCGCGCACGTCGAGGAGGCGCCCGATGGAGAGCCGCAGCAGTAGCGATGCTGTTCAGCTGTGCACTCGCTGCCTGCGGAGGCGGCGGTGACGGAACCACCGCTCCCACCGTCGCGAAGCAGCCCACGCCTGCGCCGGCCAAAATCGTGCTGATCGAGGAATACGGCGATTCCACGACCCACGGCCTCCAGATCTTCAACGGCGTCGCCAGCGTGACGTCCAACAGCGAGCCGGCCGTCCTTCAGCAGTTGTTGCAGCAGCAGTTCGGGGCGGCCGTCACCGTCAGCAACGAGGGCGTCGACGGCGCCGAAGCGGCCCAGCTCCTCAACGGCACCGACAAGAAGCACCTGCCCTGGGATGAGCAGATGGCCGCGTCGAAGGCCGACATCGTCACGCTGAATTTCATGCGCAACGACTCGTTCTACAACAGCGTCCCGCAGCCCGGCCTGCCGCAGGAGTCGCCGGCGGAATACGGCCGGATCCTCACGCAGCTCGTCCAGATCGCGCGCGCCCACGGCAAACAGGTTGTGCTCTACGAGCCGAACCCCGTCGCGTATCCCGAAGGCAACGCCGCGATGCTCGCGTACCTCGACCAGTTGAAGAAGGTCGTTGTCGATCAGCAGGTTCCGGTCGTGTTCAACTGGGAATACTCGCAGGGCTTGGCCGACTACCCGTCACTGCTGAGCGACGGCGTACATCCGGCCGATGCCCTCTACCGGCACAACGCCGAATGGGCCTCGCAAGTTCTGGCGCCGATGGTCCAGAACCTTCTCCGATGACCGACCGTCTCCGGCGTTTCGCGACCGAGAAGTGCTACACTTTTCGACGATCGCGGGGAAATGACGATCGGAGACCAGAAAAATGAAGCACCTTTTGCGCCGAGTCCTTGAGGACCTCGGCAAGCTTACCGTGAGCGATACATATCCGAGCGTGGCGGACAGCAGCCTTGATCGAGAAGCCTACGATCAGGGATGGCACGATTACGACAAGTACATCAACACCAACCCATATGACCCAGGATCGGTTCAGCACGATTCATGGACAGTAGGCCATCGCGACGCCGATCGTCACGATCGGTCTCTTTGGTGAGGTTGGACGACGAGGCGATGGATGACGGCACATCAGAGAAACCAAGAGATCGAGGCGTTGCGTGGCGTTGCTGTTGTGCTAGCAATCATCTCGCATGTCGGCAATCTTTTGTTCTGGAGTGATCGCATCGAGAAAAGCCAACTCGCGTTTTGGGGTGGCGTAGACGTCTTTTTTGCCATCTCCGGATTCGTGATCGCCAGCGCCTTCGCACAACGCATCCGATATGCAAACGCGCAGGGAAACTTCGTCCGTGAAGTAGGCGCCTTCTGGCTGCGCCGAGTTTTTCGCATTTGGCCGACGGCATGGCTGTGGATCCTTTTGGCACTGACCATGTCCGTCGTGTTCAACCGCTCCGGTGTCTTCGGCTCTCCTGAATCGAACATCTCCGACCTCATCGCGATCGTTGCAAACGTATCTAACGTCCACTTCGCTCGCTGCCTAGACCAGACGGCTCTCCTGTGCGGAAACAACGGGCAGTACTGGAGCCTGGCAGTTGAGGAGCAGTTCTATCTTCTCTTCCCGTTGCTTGTGTTGCTGCCGCGCAAATGGTTCGTATGCGTCGCTGCGCTGGTCGTGGTCGGGTGGCAAGCCGCCCTGATCGCGATGCACTGGCAGTCCCCATACCTGTATCTGATGCGCGTCGACTCGATCTTCCTAGGAGTCACCGTCGCCTACTTCGCCGGCACGGCCAGCTATCAAAAGCTTCGACCCACGTGGGCTATAAATCGCGTTGCAGCGCCGCTGATCCTGTTGGCGCTCCTGATGGCGCCCGTCCACACCAGCGAATATCGCCCTTACACCATGATGGTGAGCATTGCAGGAGCGATTCTCGTGTGGCTGGCGTCATACAACAGCGGCTACCTTCTGACTGACGGAAAACTGCGTCGAGTGCTCACATGGATCGGCACGCGCTCCTTCGCGCTGTACCTTGCCCACAACCCTGTATTCCTATTGACGCGCGAACTGTGGACAAGGATTCAACCGGGGACTGCGTTCGATCACACGTACACAATCCCCTTTCTCGCCACCGCTATTCCGCTGATGCTGGTGTTGGCCGACCTCAACTATCGCCTTGTCGAGACGCCGCTACGCCGCCTGGGAGCACGCCTCGCAAACCGTGTTGAGCCGCGTGGGTCACTTCCCCGGCCGCGGAATGTAGGTCTGGCTCACGGCCGGAAGTGACTCGAAAAACGCTTTGTATCGAGCATCCGACGTTTCCATTTCTCCTTGGTTTGGGTACAAATCCTCATCCTGCGGACACGGAAACACCGACGAAACATCGGTCTCCGCCGAATCGGTGAACTGCACGTAGATCGTTGCCATGGACTTCTCCTAGATGGTGTACGACGTGATGTAGATGTTGTATGTCGGCGTACCAGTCGTGTTTGCCGATCCCCAATAGATTGTCTGAGCTGCCGACAGGTAAACGTTCGAGAAGTTGGCAACGTAGCCGGTCGTGCCCACCGACGCCGTCGTGTTTTGCTGACACAACGGCGTTGCGTCTGAGGCGACCGTCAGTGCCACCGTCGAGGTGGACGTGCTTGCGATGCTGAGCTCGCCGGAAACCGACACCGCGTTCTGTGGAACGATGCCTGCGATCGACAGAGATGTGAGCGAACCCTGCACCGTGTTTGTCGTCAGCGCAGTCTTGATCTGGATCCCGACGTTTCGATCCTGCACCAACACCGGCGCAAACTGCCCGCTGCCGTTCGTCGGCACCACCGTAAGCAGCGCGGATGCGGTATAGCCGCTCGGCATGCTGCCGCCGCCGTACACGTTCGACGCTGCCACCGACGTGGCATTCGTCGCCAACAATGCGGCAGTTGCGGTCGACGGATTGTAAATCGCATAGAGCGCGACGTAGCCGTTCACAGGCGCCGTGCCGACATCCATTCCGCCAACGCCGGTCGTGGCCAAGTTGATCGTATTATTGAAGCCGGCCAGCCGGAAGAATCCGCCGCCGAGCGCTGTTTCGACTACGATCTCGTCGGCCAAGAAATTCGCCGACACGCTGGCCGCTGACACATACATACGGGCTTTGCGAACAGCGCCCACAACACCGCCAGAAGCGCGCTGGACGAACGCGGTTGTCGCAAGTCTAGTGGTGTTGTCGAATTGTGGCTGGGTTCTCCAGCCCGGCCCACTCATCACACCCGAGGCCAGAAGCGACATCGATCCGCCAAACATCACCCACACTCCTGACGAAACCAATATGACGGTGTCTCCCGGATTGAGTACGAGCGTGTTCGATGTGGTTCCGTTGAAGATCGAATCGGACCCAGCCCCCACCAATGTGTATGCGGTCGAACCGATGTTCGAAAATTGAATGGCCGCACCGTTCACCCCCGACGAAAGCGGCGGCAGAGTTACGTTGTACGTGGCTGCGCCGAACAGCGTGTACGCGACGCCCCAAGATTGGGCTCCCATGACCGTCGATGCATTGATACCGACCTGCGTTCGAAAGTTGCCGAGCGCTCCCTGCACGAACGCCGTCGTGGCAAGCCGCTTGCTGTTGTCCCACAATGCAGGGCTCGTCGCCTTCGGGGTCGGCGAATAGCAGTCGATTACAACCCAATTTCCATCGCTCGCTAACTTTACGACTGCGTTCTGGTCGATCTGGAACGTTGACGCCGGATTTCCCTGGTCATAGATGCTTGCCGATGGCGTGGCGAGAGTGACAACACCGTTGCTCACGTTTGAGAACGTGAGTGACAAATTCGTCGCGGACGGATTGGGAAGCGTGATCGTATAGCCGCCCGCGCCAGCACACTCAATCCAAGACCCACTTGCGGCGTTGGTGATCGACGTGGTGCCATAAACGACCTGGCGCGCCTGGAAGTTCCCGTTCGCCTGCTGAACGAATGCGGTCGTGGCAAGCTTCGTGCTGCTGTCGAACTGCGGAGCCGTGATCCCCGCCGCATTGATTGCCGCCTGCAGGTTCGCCAACAGCGTCGCCGTCGAGCCGTCGTCGACGGAGTTTTGACCGGAGAAGTTCGCCGTAAACTGCGCAAGCACGGCGGCCATGATCGAGCTCTGGCGCCACACCTTGTTGAGCTGCGCCGACAGCGCGGTGCCAGATTGAAATCCGGACAGGCGGGCCGCGAGCGCTGCGTACGTCGCCTGGTCGATAACGTTCGGGGAACTGCCTCCACCGAACACGAGAAAGTCGTTCGTTGCCATCAATGCTCCGAGCATAAAAAAAGCCACCCGAAGGTGGCTCGCAGACAATGCGATTGGCGGTTAAACGGGCCTGCTCCAGGCTCCGACGTCGAACCCGGCCACGAGCTGATTGCTCATGTCGAATCCGAACAGGGGTGATCCGTCGACGGTCGTGACGATCGTGTAGTTGACCCGGACGCCCTCGGGCTTCAGCGGGATGTAGCCGCCGGCGAGCAGCGCGAGGAACACCGCCGACGGCACCTTGCCGGCGATCCCGATCGTCATCGACATGTCCTGGTGATCCTCGATGAACACATGCGTGTCCGCATCGAAAATGCTGTTCAGGATCGCAGCGCTCTGCTCGAGCGTCCCGTCCCAGTGGTTCGCGCCGATCTTCGCGCGCATGACCAGCCGGTACGTGTCGTCGTCGAGCACTGTGAGCCCAGTATCCGGATCGAACGGCCCCTTCCAGGTACCTTGGTCAAAGCCAAGGCCCGCGATGTCGAACGAGAAATAAATGCCCGTCAGCGGCGTGCGGATCTTCCGCGACACGCCGACCCACACGCCGATCGTGTCGAGCTGGTCACCCACTGCGACATCCAAGTCGAATTTTGCGGGCATGCTCTCGATCAGGTTCATCTGGTCGACGAGCGGCTGCACCAGTGTCGACACCACCGCCATGAACCGCGGTTTGTCGCTGTGCTCAGACGTGATCAGCGCGGTGTATTCGGTCAGGTCAGCCATCAGGTCACCACCAGCGTCACGTTCGCCGGCGTACACGACGCCGCCTCATTGAACAGCAGCGCGACATCCGGCGTGCCGGCGCCACGCGGCCCAGTGAGCGTCAGCCCAGACAGCTTGAACGTCACCCCACCGCCGACGCTGTTCGCCGCGGTCAACCCGAGCGAGCACACCGGCGGCATGGACGAGATCCGCGGCGAATCGGATCAGCGCGGTTTCGACCTCGGCCGGGAGTACACCGACAACGACGGCGACGGCATGGATGGCGACATGCCCGATAGCGACGTCGTCGATGCCGATTTCCGCGAGGTGCCGAAGCTTGGCGACGGCCCGACCCAGGCACAGCTCGACGAGCAGCATCAGGCCGGCCGGCAAGCGGCCGCCGAAGGCAAGCCCGAGAGCGAATGCGCCGTGATGGCCGGCGAGCTGTGCATCGCATGGGTGAAGGGCTGGAAGGAGTGGCACGAGGAGCAAGCCTCCTCGGGCGACGAGGATCCGCTGTACGCCGAAGTCGAAGCGTTCGTGATCGAGCAGCAGAAAGTGACGATCTCGAGCGTGCAGCGCCAGTTCAAGATCGGCTACAACCGCGCCGCGCGGCTGATCGAGCTGCTCGAAGCGAAGGGCATCGTCAGTGCGATGGATTCGGACGGCGGCCGCACGGTGCTGCGGCCGCGCGGACCGCAGGGAGAGCAAGCGTGAAAATCACCGACATCTATGTGGCGAACGTGCTCGGGGTCCGCTCGGCGGATATCCGGCTTGCGAAGCCCGTCGCCCTCTTCACGGGCCCGAACGGCGCCGGCAAGAGCAGCCTGCAGGAAGCCGTGCGCATGGCGCTCACCGGCGATACCGTGCGCGTCGCGCTGAAGAAGGAATACGGCTCGCTCGTCACCGAAGGTGCAGACGGCGGCCAGATCGTGGTCGCGTGCGGCGAGCAGGCGAACAGCGTCATGCTGCCGTCCGGCAAGCTGAAGCGCGAGCTCGCCGAGGATCCGCGCCTTCCGCTGGTTCTCGACGCGCAGCGGTTCGCGCACCTCGGCGCGGCCGAGCGGCGCGCGTTCCTGTACGACCTGATGGGCGTGAAGATCGGCGTCGACGAAATGCGCGCCCGGCTGCTGGGCAAGCTCGGTTTCGGCGCCGATGCGGTGCCGGCGCCTGCCGCCGCGCGGCTCGCAGCCATCACGCCGATGTTGCGCGCCGGCTTCGAAGCGGCGCAGAAGGAAGCCGCCGACCGCGCGCGCGGCGCGAAGCAGTCGTGGCGCACCGCGACCGGCGAGACGTACGGCAGCCAAAAGGCAGCCACCTGGCGGCCGGCACCGGTCGAGTTCGACGAAGCTGCATTGCGGAAGCTCACGGGCGACCGCGCGGCGCTCGACGACCGGATCGGCGAACTACAGCAGCAGATCGGCGCGGCCGACGCGGCGGACACCGCGGCACGTGCGCGTGCGTCGAAGATCGCCGACCTGCGCACGCGCGCCGCCGGTTACGCGAAGGCGGTCGAGCTCGCGCAAATCGCCGACGAACAGGTCGCCGAATTCCAGCCCAAGGTCGAAGCGCTTCGTGTGCTAGCCGGCGCGGCGCCGGCCGGCACCGAATGTTCGTGCCCGGAATGCGGCGCGCTCCTGCGCTACCTCAACGGCGTGCTATCGGCGGCGGCCGCAGCCCGCGCGCGCGACGCTGACGCGGCCGCGAAGCTGCCCGAATACGAGCAGGGTTTGAAGACGCTGCAGAGCGCAGCCGCGAATCGCAAACGGGACGTCGAAGCGGCGGACGCGGCTGCGACGCAGCTGCGGGCGCTCGAAGACGACGCGGACGACAGCGGCGCGGCCGCTGCACGCGAGAGCGGCGACGCCGCGCGCTCGGAACTGGCCGACCTGCAGCGCCGCCGAAAGCAGCTCGACATCGACATCGCAACGCTTCGTGAAATCGAGCGGCGCGCCGCCGGCGCCGCCGATCTGGTGAAGCAGGCTGCGGCGCTGCACGAAGATGTCGCGGCCTACGAGGCGATCGCCGACGCGCTCGCGCCGAACGGCATCCCGGCCGACCTGCTCAGCGAAGCGCTCACGCCGATGAACGAGCGCCTGACGGACCTTGCCGAGATGTCCGAATGGGCCGACGTGACGATCACGCCGGAGATGGAAGTTCTCGCCGATGGCCGCGCGTATGCGCTGCTCTCCGAATCGGAACGCTGGCGCGTCGACGCGCACATCGCCGCGGCGATCAGCCACTTCTCGGGCCTGAAGCTGCTCGTACTCGATCGCGCCGACGTCCTGGTCGGCCCGGAACGCGACCGGCTGCTCTACTGGCTCGACGACCTGGCCTACACCGAGCAGATCGACACGGCGCTCGTGTTCATGAGCCTGAAAACGCCGCCCGGCGGCCTGCCCGAAGCCATCGAAGCATTCTGGGTCGAGGACGGTCAGGTCGCGCCGGCCGCGCAGCACGCAATACCGGAGGCAGCGTGAGAGAGGACATCGAGAAGTATCTCGCCGAGACGTCGGAAGCCACGGCGAAGGCCGTGGCGACCGGAACCGGGCTCCCGCATCTCGACGTGACGAAGGAGCTGAACCGGATGCTCGGCGAGGCGATCGTCGAGCGCGAAAAGCGGGCCGGCGGCGGCAACGAGTATGTGTACTGGCTCGCGCGCGCAGCGCAGCCGGCCACGCCAGCCGGCGACGCGCCGCCGGCCGCTATAGCGCCGCAGCTGGTTTCGGTCGGCCTGGTCGACGACTCGGTCGACCCGAACGTCCGCGTCATCGACGCCGCGCGGATCATCGCGGACCTGCGCGCCGACGTTGAGCGCCTCACCGCCGAGCGCGACGCCGCGCAACTGAAGGCCGACACCTGGCGCGCGAACGCCGCGGCGCTCGAAGCGCGCATCGACGAGCTGACGCTCGGGCCGGTCGGCGCGCGTGCGCCGTTGTTCGTGACGGTCGGCCGGTATTGCAAGCCACGGCGTCACGCATCGCTCGAGAAAGCCCAGCGGCGCGGCAGCGCGCTCGTGCGCAGCGAGAAGGAATCCGAGGTGCTTGTGCTCGAACCGGTCGGCCGGATCGTACGCGGAACGCAGTGGATGCCGTTTAAACGCGCAGCGAATCAGTAGATCTCTGGCGTGTGAAGCTCCGGCATGTTCCCGTCGATTAATGCGACCACGATCTCACTGGCGAATCAAGGTACTGAACTGGTCCTCAATAAAGCGCTTAGCCGCAATATGTACCTCTTCCAGATGGTCAAAGCTTGTACCCACGTCGCCATAGATTCGAGTCCAAGTTTCGCCCCCTTCTGCGCGAACGTCTCCGGTCAGTGACGGACCGTTATTTGCTCCGTTCGAGGCACCAAGGTTCACAACTCGGAAATCAAACCACTTTCCATTGACGATCATTTGCATCGATTCGGACATACAGACCTCACAGAGTTTCGTCGATCGTAGCAGACCTCACCCCCAAGCCGCGCGAATTCCGGTGCCTCGGATGCGCGGCTTCTTTTGTGGGCGGCTTGTGTAGCGCCCAGCTTTCTGCAACTTACTTCGAAAGGTTGAGACCTCGGGCGACCGCGTCGCCATATGACGCACCTGCTTTCGCATTCGCGGCGCACTCACCGAGCATCTGCTCCTGGCGCACTCTATCTGCAGGATCCGAACTACCCACCGTGTCGTGCAGATACACAGCCGCATCCATGCAAGTCTTTTCCGTTTTTGTGTACATCCGGAACATCGGATAGGCAATTGCAAAGATCATCGCCAGAACGGCGAAGTACAAGATTCTCACCACAGTTCTCCATTTTTGGCCCAAGGAACATTCATGACGATCGGGAACGAAAATAGCCCGCTCACGCGGAACGCGAGCGGGCAAGAAAACGGAACAGAAATCGAGGCACGAGGACTGTCCTCAGCAGTTAACGGCACGCAGACCGAGAACCTTACCTCGCGAAAGAGCCCCGCTCCCGAACAGGCAAGCGAGGCGACAGCAGCGCGGCCGAGTATGGAGGACTCGACCGCAGAAGGCATTGTCGACGCGCGCACCGCTGGAGGCAATGAGACTAGTTCGAAAGTGAGCCGCGCTGATGCGCTGACGGACCGAATTGTCGAAGCAGCATTGAAGCACTTACGACCGTTTTCGTCTGATTCGGCGAAGGCTGCATTGAAAGACAGCATTAAGGGCATCCTCGCCACATCCCCTGCCTCGCAGCCCGCAGCAGCGCCAACTATAGAGCAACGCCTAAGCAGCGAGACTCAATCCGGCCATTATTGGATGAGTAGCGACGATCGTTGGTACGTGATTCAAGTGAGGGACGGCCACTACAGACACTGTGGGGCATCCGCTGACATCCCTCTTCGGGATGCACAGGCCTTTTCTATCAGACCTATTCAAGAACCCAACGCAGCACCCGCGCCGGCGGACGAGCGGGCGGCGTTCGAGGCGTGGCTTCGGAGCCAGGGCAGCAGCGAAGACAATCTCGAACGATGGGTGCGAAACACCGACCAGTATTCCAGTCAGGTTGTTCAGGCGGCATGGGAAGGCTGGACAGCCCGCGCCTCCTCTGCCAACGAGACGGGGGCGGAAGGTGTCCGCGCATGGGAAACCGACGACGGCCGCGTGATCAGCGATGCGCAGAAGCAGCAAGCGCTGCGGGACGGCGGTGCTTCGGCATCGTCGGTTCGGCCGTTCTACATTGCGCTCGGCAAGATCTCCGCCGCGCAGGCGGCGGAACCGGTTGGCGAAATCGTCACGTTCGGTCCGGAGCTGAAGGAGGTTTCATGGCGTGCCGGGAAGATGCCCGAGATAGGCACGAAGCTCTACGCGGTCCCGCAGCCTCCCGCGCAGGTATCCGGAATCATCGAGGCCATCGCGGCACAATGGGACGGCTGCACGTACGCGTCACCGGGCGAGGACATCGACATCGGTACTGCGATTCGCACGGCGTGGAAGCGACTCACTGGCTCTTCCACGCAGGCAGACGCTCGAATCGACGTGGAAGCCATGCTGCGCGCCTGTGTGCCCGGCGGGAACATCTGCGATCCGCAACGGATTGCCGATTCGATCAGGGAGTGGTTCAACGAACGCGGCGCTCGGGAAGGCGCTCGGGAGGGGCTGACGGACAGCGAGCGCAACGCGATCGAGCGCGCAATCAGCGAGGTCGAGCTGTGCTGCCAGTTCTCGCTCGCGAGCGAGCTGCGCGCCCTTCTCGCCGCCCATCCGGACCAGCCGACGGCGCGCGCCGACGATTGGATCCGGGTCGACGTTCAACGCCCGATCGATGCCGGAATTGCTCCCGACGATGATGTGCTCGCCTGGAACAACGACCCGGGATTCCCTACGATCGTCGAGGCAAGTTTCGTCACACTGAGCTTTCCCGAATACACACACTGGAAGGCGAAGCCGAAGGGGCCCGCTGATACCGCCCAGACAGGAGACGCATCGTGAGCAAGTTCCAGAAGCTCGACGCGCTGATCGTCGCGTCGATCGACGCGACTCCGAAGAAGTTCGCAGCCGTCAATACCGGTGCAGTGCGCGAGGAAAGCGAGCGGCTCGCGCGCGAAGAATGTCGGCCGACCACCTTCGGTGAAGTCGTCGGCTGGCGTATTGTTGACCGGCGTCTTCAGGCCGTGCGCAAGACCGGGAAGATCCGTTCGACGTCGAAAGGATGGGTGCGAGCATGAAGATCACTGATGACATGCTGACGGAGTGGTTTCCGCCTGATACGAATCCTATTCACCGAGGCGTTTACCGCACGAAAATCATCTGGGGGGATGGCCTCATAAAGCGGGCGTTTTCATATTGGAACGGAAAGCAATGGAGCAACGGTAGAACCACCGCCCAAGAAGCGGCGACATTTGCAAAAAGATTTGTCCCCGGAGTCCAGTTCAAGCACTGGAAAGGCCTCAAGGAGAAGCACCATGGATGAGCACAGCTTGACAGCGGCTCGCGACGCTGCGACTGCATATGCCCGTGAGCATGCTCGCGAATTGGCCACTGAACTGCTGGAATGGAGCGATACCACTTTGCTTCGCGATGGCAGAGTGCGCGAACTTGCGCGGATGCTTCAGGTGCTCGACGCCGCACATGCTCTGAAGCTCGCGCGCTCTTTTGCCGAACGCGCAGCGCTTGAACTGGCCGCTGGCCGCACCGTGGCCGACAAGGAGGCATGGGTATGTGTTGACGAGAAGCTACCGACCTGCAACCGGAAGGCCGGATCGCTGGGCGTCGAAGTGCTGATCTGGCCAGCAATGGAAACCGGTGAACGCACGGCGTTCTTCGGTCGACGGATCAGCCAGAAGCCTATGTTCTATCGCTACGGCGCCCCCGTTCACGGCGTTACCCACTGGATGCCGCTACCCGCTGAACCGCCCCGCGAAGAGCCCAGCTCACGATGAGCGATGAAGCTGCGCGTAGATCTCGCGCATGCCTCGGTGGGTGCAGGGCCGCCCGGGCGCGACGTTCTCAATCGCTATGTTGATGTCGCGTGGAGATAGGTCTGGATGGCGCAGTCGATCGTACAAGGCATCAATGTGATCGGCATGGAGGAATTTCTGGCTTTTTTTGTTAAACCATATCCGCTCCTTACCGTCCTTCATCTCGTTGACGCACAAGCGCTTCGCCCGCGCGATTTCGAATACGAGGGTGCGAAATTCCGCCTTGGTCATATTGGACGTCCCGATCACGCGTATCGCGTCAACCACTCTTCGGAAAACTGCTTCGCATAGGCGACCGCTTCCGCCTCTGTGTCGAACTCCCCGAGTTTCCGAAACGCCGCCTCGCGGCTGAATCCCACTTTCGTCACTTCGACCTGCGCGGCGAACTTGCCGTCATCGGTCGGGCGTGGCGTGCAATTCATCTCGTACCCACGCATCAGGAAAACCGTTTTCATCTGGTGCTCGCTGGAAAAATCCGGAGGAATCGTAGCATGTCGACGTCGACACACAATCTGTGGACGACCGCCGAGGCGCGCCTGCTCGGCCGCCTCTATCCGTCCCACATCCCGGCCAAGGCTCTGTACGCAGCGTTTCCGCGTCATTCGCGTAAGTCAGTCCAGACCTTTGCCACCAGGGTGCTCAAGATCAAGCGGGCGCGGCGCGACTACAGGGCGCATGCGACGCCGGCGTGGGACAGGATGCGCGCCATTCTCGAGCGGGAGCACCTGACCGTTCGCGAGCTGGTGGAGCGCTGTGGCGTTTCACAGCAGCGCATCAGCGAGCTGCTGACGATTCACCGTACCGAGGTGCGCATCGTCGACTGGATTCCACCCGTCGGCCGAGCTCAGTGGCGGGCGGTCTGGGCGGTCGGCACCGGGCCCGATGTTCCGTGCCCGGCCGCTATCAAAACTGCAGCTGCTCGCGCGGCACGCAGCGCCATGAAGCGCAATCCGTTCCTCGCCGCGGCGGGTCTCGTGACGATTCCCGCCGGCGAGCGCGGCCGTGTTTTCCAGCAGCCCATGGACATCGACGATGAGGAGCTGGCGGCATGAGCACGCGAACCATCATCGAGATCAACCACGACTTCCTGCATCGACTGCTGGCCGATCCCCTCGCCCTCGCCGACACACTGCACTCGGTCTGCTGCGACCACCAAGCCGAGCTCAACGACGACAACGGCCGCGGCCGGCCGCTCGACCTCGGTGGCGGCATTCGCATCGTCTACCGCCGGCACCATTCCGAGGAAGCGCGGCTCATGACCAAATACGTGGACATCCAGATATGACCGCACTTTTCTACCTTCAGGACAGCCGTTCGTTCGTCGGCAATGACGTGCTGTGGTGGGCCGATCCCGACGGCTATACGACCGATCTGCGCAAAGCTCGGCTTTTCACCAGGGACGACGCGCAGCAGCACCACAACATCCGCGAGACGGACATCCCGTGGCCGAAGGAGTACATCGACGCCAAGACGCGCCCGGCCGTCGACGTGCAGTACATCAAGCGCGACGAAGCGCTCGCTGGAACCGGAATCACACTGACCAAGCCTCGGAAGGCGCACGCCGACCGCGTGAACTGCGTCGGATGCGGCCGTTTCCTGCGAGACGCTGACCGTTATTCCCTCGACTGCCCACACTGCGGAGCGGACAACAGACCATGAGCGAGAACACAAAGATCGAGTGGTGCGACCACACGTTCAACCCGTGGGAAGGCTGCCAGAAGGTCGGCCCGGGCTGTGACCACTGCTACGCCGAGTCGCGCAACGCGCGATTCGCGGGCGGCACGCCCGTGAACTGGGGCCCCGGCGCGCCGCGCCGCCGTACGTCACCGGCGAACTGGCGTAAGCCACTCGCATGGGAAGCGGCGCATGCCGAATTCTTCGCCGCGCACGGCCGGCGCCAGCGCGTGTTCTGCGCGTCGCTCGCCGACGTGTTCGACAACGCTGTCGATCCCGCATGGCGGGTCGACCTGTTCGATCTGATCCGATCCACGCCGAACCTCGACTGGCTGATGCTCACGAAGCGGATAGGCAACGTGCGCCCGATGTTGTCGGAGGCGTTATCGATCGCTCAGCACTACGGCATCCGCGGAACTTTGGCCAACTGGCTTGCGTGCTGGGTTGATGGCGAACCGCCGGCCAACGTCTGGCTCGGCGCGACGATTGTGAACCAGGCCGAGGCCGACCGCGACATCGAGAAGCTTCTCATGACGCCGGCGTACCGCCGGTTCCTATCCATGGAGCCGCTTCTGGGGCGGGTCGATCTTCGAGCGTGGTTCGATCCAACTGGTGTGTGCTCCATGCGGGAAATGCAGTCCTGCGAGGATTGCCCTGCCGACGCGCCGTGGATTCACGGACCGACCACCGAATACGCGGAGGACGGGACGGGATTTAGCTCGCCCGAGATCGACTGGGTGATCGTCGGCGGCGAAAGCGGCAACGGTGCGCGGCCGATGCACCCCGAATGGCCGCGCGATCTTCGCGACCAGTGCGCGGCCTACGGCGTGCCGTTCTTCATGAAGCAGATGACCAAAAAGGCTGACATCCCGGCCGACCTCTTGACCAGGGAGTTTCCCCATGCCAACTCGTGAGCAGCGTGCGCGCCGCCTCGGCGTGCCCGTGGATCAGTTGCCCGACGGACGCGGGAAGAACCCGAACTCGTGGCACAACACAAAACGCGGTGATGCACACCATCGCTGGAACGACGGGCGCATGCTGAGCGACGATGGTTACGTGAAGGTCCGCGTCGGCACCGAACACCCGCTTGCCGATGCCAATGGCTACGCATACGAACATCTGGTCGTGTGGTGCGCTGCAGGCAATCCGCGCCCCGGACCTGGTGAATTGCTGCACCACAAGAACGAGAACAAGGCCGACAACCGGTACGCGAATCTCGAATTGAAGCCGCGCGCAGACCATAGTCGCGAACACACCGCCGAGCGTCAGCGCGACTCTCTCGGCCGGCTGCTGCCGCACGCCGCCGGCCGCCACCTCGACGGCCGCACGCACGACGAATTCCCGGAGGCACGATGAAATCCGAATTCAAAATCCAGCGGCCCGACGACGTGCCGATGACGCTCACCATGACGATGACGCTCGGCGAGTGGAAGAAGTTGCAGGAGCAACTCGCGACCACCTACCCGTCGTGGAAGTTGTCGACAAACATCCGCGAGATGGTGCGCCTCGCGACGACGACGTTCGCAGAAACGAAGGAGCTCGACCTGTGATGGAACGCCCTATCCTTTTCAGCTGCCCGATGGTGCGCGCCATCCTCGAAGGCCGTAAAACGCAGACGCGCCGCGTAATGAAGCACCAGCCGCCCGACGACGTCGCGCCGATCACCGTCGCGCGGTATCACCCGACAATCGTCGATCGACACGGCGACGAAGCGCCAGGCGATGAAATCTTCGGTGCATTCAGCGACGACGGCGACTGGGGGTGCAAGTCGCCATTCGGGGAACCCGGCGACCGGCTGTGGGTGCGCGAGACGCACCTGAACTGGTGGAAGCTCGATGAGGCCAATCCCGACGGCCCGCGCGTGTTCTCGCATGTCGCCGCGTACGCGGCCGACGGATACGAACTGCAGCCAGGCGAGACGTGGATTCCGTCGATCCACATGCTGCGCGCCGCCTCACGCATCACGCTCGAGATCACCGGCGTGCGCGCCGAGCGCCTCCAGAGCATCAGCGAGTCGGACGCGCGCGACGAAGGCGTGACGATCGCTGATCACCACATGCGCGGCTACAGTGCCGGCGCCTTCCGGCCGCCGAGCATCCGCGCATTCCACGACCTGTGGGACAGCCTGAATGCCGCTCGCGGGCACGGCTGGGACATGAACCCATGGGTATGGGTCGTGGCATTTCGAAGGATCGAATCATGAGCCTCTATCTCACCACTCCGGAGCTAGCCGAGCTGGTCGGCTGCAAGCCGCGTAGCCATGCCTGCATGAAGCGCTGGCTCGAGCGCAATCACTGGCCGTTCGCGGTCAACATCGCCGGCGTGCCGCTCGTCGCGCGCGAGTACTACGACGCCCGCATGAACGGCACTGCACTGCCAACACCCGCGCGCCGGCACCGCGCCGCCGCGTCGGAAGAACCGAACTTCGCCGCACTTTGATCATGATCGGACGACGCAAACGGCCGGATGGGTTGCCCTTCCGGCTCTACGCCCACTACGGGAAACACAAGGTCAGCTTCGGCTACAAGCTGCCGAACGGCCGCTGGGCGTTCCGCCTGTCGGCGCCGGCGCACAACAAGGAAGCACTTGCCGAGATCCGCAAGCAGGCGATTGAGCGCGCCGAGGCGCTCAACGGAAACGCGATCGAACCCGGCACGGTCGAGGCGCTCGTCGCCCGGTACTTCGAATGGCAGGACGGCCTGCCGCACACCGATGAGCGCCACAAGGCTCAGTCCACCCTTGACGAGAACCGCGTCGAGTCGAAGCGCCTGGTCAAGGTCTTCGGGAAGATGGTGCCGGCGGCGATCAAGCCGAAGCACGTCTACGGATACCTCGACAAACGTGCGCAGCTCGGCGCGCCGGCGAAGGCCAACAAGGAAATCGCCCTGCTGTCTGCGGTGCTCGAATATGGTCGGCGCCGCGGCGAGCTCGAAACCAACCCGTGCCGCGGTATCGAATACAACCCGACGCGGCCGCGCCAGCGGTACGTGCGTCAGGACGAGATCGATCTCGCAGTAGAAGTCGCGCGGTCGCGTCGAAGCATCGGCGACCAGCATCCGAGTTCCGCGTACCTGATCCTCGCGCTATGCGTGAAGGCCGCCTATCTGACGGTCAGCCGTCCGACGGAGATGCGGGAGCTGCACCGCCAGAGCATCCGCACTGAAGGCGTCGAGGTGCCGATCGGGAAGCGCAAGGCCGGCGAACAGCAGCGAGTCAAGCTCGTGCTGTGGTCACCCGAGCTGAAGGCGGTGATCGACGAGGCGCTCGCGCTGCAGCGCACGTCGAGCGTGCACGTGTTCGGCAACACCGCCGGCCAAGTGTACACACGCAGCGGATGGAACACGAACTGGTCGCGGCTGATGGGCTACTGCGAAAAGGAAGCGCAGGCGCGCGGCGTGCCGTTCGAACGGTTTGCGTTGCGCGACATGCGGCCGGCGGCGGTCACCGATCGGCAGGAGGAAGGCGACGACCGGATTATCGATGCGACTGGCCATGCGGATGAGCGCATGGTACGCAAAACCTACGATCGTCGGCGCCAGCGAAAAGTCAGAGCAACGCGCTAACGCGACGAGGTATCTTCACGATAGGATCGTATTCGTATGCGTCACCACAAGATTCGGATCGAACACGAGTTCGATATCACAGATGTTGTGCGTTCCCCCAGTCCCAAATGCGGTGCCAGAAGAGACAATTTTGAGTGTCATCTTCCCCTTAAGGGCATTGCCCAATTCGGTTCGAATGCTGTCGACACTAGACTGCAAAGTACGGTCGGCTTTCACTGTGAGGCTTCGCGTTCCGCGCAGCGCCTCTTGTCGGCAAGTGTCAACAAATTGCGTAACGGCGGGTCTATCATCGCCGCCCAATGCCCAAATTGCTCGCTTCAGGGCATCCCCTACAGTATTCCGTTGCTCGAAATCGATTACACGCGCAGCAAGTTGACTGAAATCGGTTCTAAGGGCCGACCCTGCCACTCCAAGCTCACGCTGAAGCGACTTGAATGCAAACTCAAGGTCTGCCGGAGCGTTTCCGTTGATCGCATTCAGTGCGTTGAGTGGTGCCGGCAGATTTGATCGCGACGCTTCTGAATGGCAAATGGGAAGCGCCATAATTCGATTGCCGCCGTTGGATTTCTGTACTGCACCTCGGCACCAAACTGCACCTAACTCGAAATTGACCCACGGGCGACTGATTGACTTCGGGCTAATCAAATAAAGTGCGGAAATGCAATTCACCAGACCGGCTTCCACTGCTTCTACGAAATGCGATCCTGCCGCGATCCCGGTGCCCTGTGCGATCCCTTGATGGTCAGATGAGACAAACACCTCAACAAATCCACCGAACTCGACCTCGATTGCGTCCTTGAAGAGCTTGGCAAGTTCGCCTTCCTCGTGGATATGCGAAATGAAAATCAACGGCTTCTTGAAAGACGACATCCCTACCCCCGCAGGTATCGAACAGCACACAAGGACGCAAAAAAGCCCGCGCTTCGGCGGGCTCTTGCTTTCCATCTTCCAAATTTTGGAATCTCATCTTCCAAAACTTGTAACACATCAGCTTGTTTCTGCTGCAAGTGCTTGAATTTGTTGGGGTGGCTGATGGGACTCGAACCCACGACGACAGGAATCACAATCCTGGACTCTACCAACTGAGCTACAGCCACCACTGATACTGCTTGCTTCGTTTCGCTGTTTTGTTTCAGCAGCGAAGAACAAGATTATACGAACACTTTTGAATCTTGCAAAGCCTTTTTTTCAAAAATTTCTTCGGCTTCGTTCAGATGCGCGCGCGCCTCGTCGAACACGGCCAGATCGCCGCGCGCCAGCTTCTTGTTGTCGGACAGCACGCGACGCCAGCCACGCGCGCCCGGCATGCCGCGATACAGCCCGAGCGCGTGCCGCACGATCGCACCGAGGTAGGTGCCACGCTTCAGCTCGGCCGCGCAATACGCGATCAGTTGCGCTTCAGCCTCTTCGCGCGTCGGTACCGCTGCGGTGGATCCGTAGAAGCGCGCATCGACTTCCGCCAGCACGTACGGGTTGTGATACGCCTCGCGGCCGAGCATCACGCCGTCGACGTGCTCGAGATGCTGAGCGACTTCATCGAGCGTCGTGATACCGCCGTTGATCACGATCTCCAGCGACGGAAAATCGCGCTTCAACCGATACGCATAGTCGTACTTGAGCGGCGGGATCTCGCGATTCTCCTTCGGTGACAGTCCCTTCAGGATCGCGTTGCGCGCATGCACGACGAACGTTTCGCAACCGGCCTCGGCCACCGTGCCGACGAAGTCGCGCACGAACGCGTAGTCCTCGACCGCATCGACCCCGATCCGGTGCTTGACCGTCACCGGCACCGCCACCGCATCGCGCATCGCCTTCACGCAGTCGGCCACGAGTTGCGGCTCGTTCATCAGGCATGCACCGAACGCACCGCGCTGCACGCGCTCGGACGGGCACCCGCAGTTCAGGTTGATTTCGTCGTAGCCCCACTGCTCGCCGAGCTTTGCGGCGCGCGCGAGATCGTCCCGCTCGCTGCCGCCCAGTTGCAGCGCGATCGGCGATTCGCTCGGCGTGAACGCAAGATGCCGCTGGGCATCGCCGAACAGCAGCGCGCCCGTCGTGATCATCTCCGTATACAGCCACGTATTGCGCGTCAGCGTGCGGTGGAACGACCGGCAATGGCGGTCCGTCCAGTCGAGCATCGGGGCCACCGAAACGCGCCTACCCTTTGATTTAGTTGAAAGATTCTGTTGCATCAAGCGTTTACGCCGGTTTTCGGCATGTGTGATTCGACGCGCTTCTCAGTAGTTTTTGCGGCTTTTCGCGGCTCGGTGCTACGATGTTGCTCCGATTTTTGCCGTGTAGCACTGGGGACCATGGGAACGATCACGCCGAGAAAACGTAAGGATGGAAGTATAGGGTACACCGCCCAGATTCGCCGAAAAGAGAACGGGAAGGTCGTCTACACCGAAGCGGAGACATTCGACCGGGAGGCGGCTGCGCGAGCCTGGATGGAAAAGCGCGAGAAGGCGCTGAAGGCGCCCGGCGCATTGGAGTCGGCCAAGCAGGAAGACCCACCGCTGGCGGACGCGATTGACCGGTATGTGAGAGAGGACAAGAAAGGGATCGGCCGAACCAAGGCGCAGGTGCTGAACTCGATCAAGGCCGCGCCGATCGGCGGCCGGAAATGCTCGGCGCTGAAAAGCCCCGACTATGTCGATTTCGCGCGCAGCTTGAATGTGCAGCCTCAGACGGTCAGCAATTACATCTCGCATCTGGCGGCCGTCGTGCGCATCGCGCGGCCGGCATGGGGCTATCCGCTCGACGAGAAGGAGCTGGATGACGCAATGGTCGTCCTACGACGGCTCGGCATGACCGACCGCTCGCGCAGCCGCGACCGCCGGCCGACGCCGGATGAGCTCAATCGGATCCTCGATTACTACACCGAGATGCAGGAGCGCGGCCGCGCTACGATCCCGATGCGCGAGATCATCGTCTATGCGATGTTCTCGACGCGCCGGCAGGAGGAAATCACGCGGATTCGGATCGAGGACTTCGAGGGCGATAGGCAGCTAGTGCGCGATATGAAGCATCCGGGCCAGAAAAAGGGAAACGACACGTGGTGCGATGTGCCGCCTGAGGCCGCGCGGATCGTAGAAGCCGTGCGCCCTACATCCGGCCCGATCTTCCCTTACAACGCCGGCTCGATCAGCGATAGCTTCGCGGCCGCCTGCACCTTTCTCGAGATCGAAGACTTGAGATTTCACGACTTGCGCCACGAAGGCACATCGCGGCTTTTCGAGATGGGCTGGAACATTCCGCACGTGGCAGCCGTGACCGGACACCGTAGTTGGATCTCGCTCAAGCGCTACACACATTTGCGTCACAGCGGCGACCGGTGGGCCGGCTGGAAGTGGCTGGACATTCTGGCGCCTAAGCGGGAGTCGTGACCGTCAGCGCCGCAATCACCCGCGCGATCGCATGGTCAGCAATGTTCGGGAACGGCAGCGACGCCCGGCCGACCTGCCGGATCGGGCCGGCATGCTCCCAGTCGATCGGCAGGTCCGGCACAATGTCGTTCCCGTTCTTGAACAGGTTCAGCGGCACCGCGGCGAGCACCGCGGCGACGCTCCCGTTTGTGCTCACCCTTGGCGGCTCGAAGCCGTAGACGGCCGCCGGCGGGTTGCCGCCGACCACCATCGCCGCAGCCGCCATGATCGCGATCGCGGCGCCGAGCGAATGCCCGACGAGCGTCACCGGCCGGCCGTCGATCGCGGCGAGCACGTCGACGGCGATCGCGCCCCACGCCTTCCAGAAACCGTGATGCACCTGCCCGATGCCGATGACATCGATCGGATGGGCGTCGAGATCGGCCGCGACACAGTCGAGGTTGTCGGTGCCCGGGAACGCGACGACCAGGCCGGCAGCCGTCAGCCGCACGATCGCGCGCGAGGCGCTGTCCGCCTTGCCGATGTCCGGCTTCGCGGAATACGCCTCCTGCGCGAGCAGCGCGTAGTCGCGCGGGGTCATTGCAGCGGCGCGCCCGCGAGCGGCGTCGACGCGGCGGCCGGCGGCGTTGCCGTCGGCGTGCCATAGACCGTCAGCCAGTTCGACAGGGCGATCGACGCGGCGCCGAGCGCGAGGCGAATCGATGCCTGTGCGGCGGGATCGATGGGCAGCATGCCAACCAGACCGATCGCCTGCGGGATCAGCGTGTTCACGAGCGATTGAGCGCTCGTCGGATCGAGTGCCTTCGCGGCCGCGCAGATCTCGCCGTTGTCCGCGGCGAGCTGCTTCAGATTCGCGTCGTTCGGCAACGACGCGCTCAGGTCGAGCAGCGTCGGCTGCACGACTGCGCAGGCTTGCGCGACCTGCACCTTGGCGTTCGCCGCCAAATCAGCGAGCTTCTGCTGTTGGGCCGTCGTGCACCCGGCCGCGACGATGAGGACGGACGCAACGATGCCTGCCGCAAGCGGCATGAGCTTCTTCATGGGGGTTCCTTCGGGAGTGGTGCCGCGGCGCGCGGCGGGAGGGGGTTACTGCTGGGCGCCCTTCGCGGCCGCGCGCGCGACGAGCGCGTTGTAGGCAGCGTGCAGGCCGGCAACGATTAGCGTCGCGACGAGCGACGATGCGCTGGTCGGTACGGCGCCATGGAAGCCGCCGAGCGCCCAGTCGACGGTCGGGATGAGGTCGGTGACGCCGAGCGTGATGCCGCCGCTGACGAGGCTGGATTTCATGGGCATGGCTACTCCTTGTGGTCTTGGACGAGCTCGTCCGGGGTGAAGACGAACCCGGCCTTGCGCGGGAACGCCTGGAACACGAAGGTCGGGAACGACCGGTGATGGATGCCGTGCGTCGGCGAGCGGTGGAACTTCGCCGACAGCGGAAGCATGTTCGTCATCGCATCGACGAAGGTTTCAGGCTTCGCCGGATCGAACGCATGCCAGTCGAAGCCACGCAGCTCGACGAGCTTGCAGACGAGCCAGAGGAACGATTCCTCGACCGGATACAGCTCCTTCGTCGGCTGATCGGTCGCCGGGTCGAGCACCGGCAGCTCCTTCACCTCGCCCAGCGCCACGCCGCGCACAACCGCCCAGTCGATCGCATCCGAATCCGCCCACTCGCAGAACAGGTGGTGATACTCGGGCGCCGGCTGGCCGCTAATCGCGCAGCGCAGGCCGGCCGCGTGGCCTTCCTTTTTCGTGCGCCGGAACGTTGCCGACTCGGTGCGCGGCGGGTGATCCGGGTAGTACTCGATCTCGACGTCGGTCACGCGTACGGCGTGCTCGCCGGCGATCTTCGGCAGGCTGGCGAGGCCCTCGGCCGTGCACTTCTCGCAGCGCTTCTCGAGCGCAACGTCATGGCTGCATCGGGTCATGTCTGGTCCGGAAATGAAAAAGCCCGGCGCGCGGCCGGGCTGGATTGAGAAATTTCGAAAAATCGAAAACTGGCGCGTCAGGCCACGCCGAGTGCCTTCTTGCAGGAACCCCAGAGCGCCAGCCGGTCGGGCATACCGTTCGGCGTGGCCGCCGAGCGCGGATTGCCGAGGTTGATCGCGCGGCTGATAGCCAGGAAGTCGCCGGCATCGGCGAACGCGCTCAGTGCGCGATCCGCCCAGAACTGCGCCGAAGCTTCAGCGGCCACGCTGGGCTGCGTGATCTGGTCGGGGTTGGCCTCGAGGTTGATGCCGATCTTCTGGCCCATCACGCGGAAGTTGTAGCGCCCGGTAATCTGCAGCAGGCCGCCGCCGCGGTACCGGAAGCCGTCGCCCGCCTGCGTGTTGCCCAGCTCAGCGGCCTTCGCGGCCGGTGGTTCATACGCGCGCTGCGCGGCCGTCGGCCCCCAGATCTCGCGGAGCCACTGGAAGCCGCCCGTCTCATGGCCGCACTGCGCCAGAAAAGCAGCCTGCCGCGCCGGCGAATCGATCGCGTACAGCGCCATCGCTGCCGACAGTGGGTCGGCCCACGGCGTCGCGCGCGCGAGCGGAATCTGCAGCGCGGCGACAAGAGTTTGTGGTGTCATGGTCACCCCAGAAGCAGCTTCACGACCGCGCTCGCCCAATCGGGGATGGGTTCGTGTCGTATATAGCGAAAGACGATCACGCCGACCGTGCCGAACGCGATCGTCGGGCCGGCGACGTGCCGGACAAGGAAACGCCACGCATCAGCAAGACGGCACAACGCGCGCACTGCGCGCGCCCCTCCCTCCCATGTGTCGACCATCGACTGTGTGTTCGTCTGGATCAGCGATACCGAGGCCACGATGGCGTCGATCTTCTCGTCCTGCCGCTGCAGGTGCGCCTTTACCGCTGCGTCGCTCGCGTCAATTCGCTGCTCAAGTTTCGAGAAGCGGCGGTCACCCGCGCGCAGCCGTTCCTCGACGCGCGCCGGCGCCGATGCGTTGTCGGTCATTCATCCCCCGGAAATGAAAAAGCCGCCCGTAGGCGGCTGTGCTTGGTCGATCAGCTTCCCGCGCAGAGAAACTGCACGGAGTCGGTTCCGGTACCCGTGAACGTGATCGACGTGCCGGAGCCCTGGCTGACCTTCACCGCATTCGCGGTGGTCGTATCGTTCGCGGTGCAGGTATAGGTCGACGAGGACGAGAATGCCGCCGATCCGCTGAGCGTGACCGTCGCCGAGCCAGACGACAGCGCGACGGTGCCTTGAACCATATGTGGCGCATTTACCCCTGCTCCGCTGACACTGAAAAGGGGCATTGTTCCAGTACCAATCGACGAAAGATTGCCTGCCGGAGACAAGCTACCGATCAAGGTCTTTGTCGTACCGTTCCATGTGTACCAGCTAAACCCGCCGGTAGTCCCTGCGCCCTTCGCATTGATAAAGTCCGTTTCCCCCTGTGCACCAGACGCATTCCATCCAAGGATGCTTGCGCCATTGACAGTTCCATCGCCCGGAATTGCTCCCGATGCAATGTTGCCCAGCAAGTAACCGTTCGTACCTGCCGTCACTTGGATATTTGAGCCCAGGCTTCCCGATGTCGAATAATTCACGACGTCAGTGTTAGCGGCTATCGCTGCTGCGTTCGGATTGAGGACCGCAGTGTTCCCGCTATAAGCATTCCCAGACACCTTAATGTCCGAGAAATTGCTCGTCGTGTTCGCACCGACTGCGGGACCTCGATTACCGTGAAAGACAGACCTGGAAATATTGATTCCGGTCGTAACATCGCCCACATTCGCGCCAGTGGTATCAAGCATCACTCCTGCACCGGCAACTGTTGCCCCGTTATTCTCGAACGTGTCGGAAACGTTCATGAACATCGGCGGCGCACCTGCGCTGACCGCATTGTTATTTACGATGTACATGCCGTATCCAGGAGTCGTACCGGACCCGGGATTATCGTGCCAGCGATTCCCAGAAAAACTGTAATTGCTGCCGGTAGTGACGTACGCACCGGTATTGAAATTTGATGCGTCGAAGCCGGTCAAAGTAACGCCATTGGTCGCTGTAAATGGCACTCCAGTATTGTTGTTGCTCGCATTCGGAGGATCAACAATCACGCTGAAACACTTGATACCCGGCGAAGACGACGAAATGGTTGTCCCGTTCCCTGATCCAACCGCATGGAATCCATTGATACGGACGTTCTGCAGATATGCTACATCCATGCATTGACCGCCGGCGTCTAACGTCTGATTCTCGATGACGCCGTTCACCCACCAGTCGCCCGCGATAGCCGCTCCGGCCCCGCTATAGTCTCCGGTGTAGTGAATGCTTCGGATAGCAAAGTTTACTCCGCTGGAAATCGTGATCCCGACGTTTTCCTGACTCGCATTCAGGCCGGCGCGATTTCCCTGAATCGTCAGCCCGGAGACCACAAAATTGCTGTCCTTATCGAAATGAAACGCCGATACCGGTGTTGGACCGGCAATGCTGTTGGAGATCGTGATAGTTGCCCCATAGCCGTCGATCTCGAAGTTGCTCTGCGATTGCACCAGCACTGCCGGCGGATCGAATGCGCAGCATGGCGCGGTCTGGGTGGATGCGAAAAGATACGTGCCAGGCGGCACTAGGACACGCCGATTGCTACTGATGGCAGATCGGAAGGCTGGCGCGCTGTCTGCTACTCCGGTCGGGTCCGCCCCGAAATCGAGTACGCTGACCGTTTCTGCGAACTTGCTTTGATAGCTCCGTGCAATGCTCCCCGTCGCCGACGATTTGTACTGCAACTGATTCGCAGCGCCCAGCGCTGAATTTGCGCCGGTACCTCCGGACGTCACTGGAATGGGCGCTCCGGTCACCGACAGGCTCGGCACGCTCAGCGGTCCAGCAAGCGAGCCTCCTGAGATTGGCAAGACGCTTGCGAACGCGCTATTCAGTTGTACGGCCGACAGCACCTGCCCCGGAATGAAGTTCACCTGCGCATAAGCAGGCATCGTCAGGAGGAGGGCAACGCTCAACATGCCGATGAAGATTTTGCGGATAATTTTCATTGGTCTTTTACCAGACGACAGCTTGAACTGCAGCGACCGTGGTCGCAGCTCCGATTTTCGCCTTGAGCGCTTGCCGGTGCTGGAAGGCTGTCCAACCCTGAGCGAGCATGGCTTGATATAGCCCCTGAAGATCGGCGAGCGTGAATGGAACCTGAGTGTTGTCGGACGATACCCAGTAGAAGCCCGTTGGCACCGAACCAGAGATTGCGTAACCCTGCGTTGTCTGCATGAGCACCTTCTGACTGCCGGCATCAGCCTGGAAGGTCTTGGTCACGCCGCCAGCAGTCTTGAACGACACAGGCTGGATGATCGCGTTCTGATAGGCGGAATCGAGGAGTGCGTACTGGTCCGCCTGCACTTGAGCCAGGACAGGGCCGGTCGGCGCCGATACCACGCCGTTTATACACGGCCAACCAACAGCCACGCCTGAGACGCTCGTCACATCGACAAATTCAGCAACGAGTTGCTCCGGGAAGCGAGTCGAGATCGGAACTTCATTTCCCGAGCTATCGAATACCGGTTCGATGATCTCCGCGACCTTGCCGTTCTGGATCCATGCGTAGATCGACATATTTTCGCCCTCTTATGCTAATTCATAGACGATGATGGCGCCCGCCAATCCGCCGGCACCCGTGACAGCAACGTTGCTCACACTTGCATCGGTGCAGCAGCCACCAGCCCCGGCTCCAAATCCTTGGCCTTGAACTGCATTCGCAGCAGCACCCAGAGATGCACCGCCATTACCGAGTGGATTCGATCCGCCGGCTCCGCCCAAAATACCGGTGTTTGTACTGATGCCTGGCGTCCCCTGACCACCCGAGATCGCAAGCAACGTTCCGGAGGACAGCGCCGAGGCTGAGCCCGCCGATGCTTCCGCGGTGATTGCAGTCGGATAGGTGGCATGGCTCAACGCGGACAACGCCGCAACAGCTAGGCCGCCACCGCACGACATGAAGACTCCGAATGAGGTCGTGCCACCATTCGACCCGATGCCGCCTCCGTTCCCAACAGTTATCGGGATGCCCCCAGTGAAACCACTGGTCAGCAGAAACTTGGCATATGCACCAGATCCGCCGCCTGCCGATAGCGAGTAATTCCCGGGTCCCGGAGCGGCCAGGCTGTTCGAACCCGCTCCCCCGCCGACCATCTCGACGATGATCTTGTTCGTGCCCACCGTCGAGACATAAGTGCCACTGGAAGTGAACACGCGGACATTCAGCAATCGCCCCGATGCTGCCGTTTGGGAAACGGCAGAGATCGCAGCGGTAAGGTTCGCAAGAAGCGTTTCCGTAGTACCGTCGTCAACGGCAGGTTGCCCCGTCTGAGCGACGATGAACCGTGCGAGCACCGCCGACATGATGCTGCTCTGCCGCCACACCTTGTTCAGTGCAGCGGACTGAGCGGTCCCGGCTTGAAAGCCCGTTCCGAGGGCCGTCATCGAGGCATAGGCGGCCTGAGACAAGACATTTGCGCCCGCCCCAACCGCGAAGGCAAGGAAGTCGTTTTCGACTGACATTCGAACTCCGGGATATGTGACGCCGCCGCGCGAATATCGACGGCAAAGGAAGATGGTTAAGCGAGGACTGAACTGTCGAGCGTGAACGTATAGTCAAGCTCGTTAGGGAGGGCTAGAGCCGATACACCCCACGAACCTGAATCGAAGCCCGCGATGAGCTCGTTGCTGACGTCGAAGCCGAACAATGGAGCGCCTTGTACCGAAGTCACGACGTAGTTGACGTGCACGGCCTCAGGCTTGATCGACAACAGCCCGTTGTTCAACAGCGCGATGTATAGCGCCGTCGGCTGAGCACCTGCGATGCCGATCGTGATCGACATGTCGCAGTTGTCCTGGATGAAAACGAGTGATCCGGGTGGCGCCAGCGCATCCAAGATCGCCTGCGCGCCCGCCGGCGTGCCGTCCCAATGATTGGCCGCGATCTTCGTGCGCAGAACGGCGAGATACGTTTCATCGTCGAGCGATGTAAGACCGGTATCGGGATCGTACGGGCCTTTCCACACCCCCTGATCGAATCCTAGGCCATCGACGTCGAGTGAGAAGTAGACGCCCGTCAGCGGCGTCGCAACCTCGCGACTTCGACCTATCCACTGGCCGAGAACATCGAGCTGCACGCCGACGGCGTCGTCCAGATCGAATGCTGCCGTGATGCCCTGCAGCACGTTGATCTGGTCGACAACCGGTTGCGTCAGCGCCGCCACGACCGCCATGTAGCGTGGCTGCGGTTGATGCTCCGACGTGATCAGTTTCGAGTAGTCGTCGAGCGTAGCCATATCAACCCGTGGTGATCGTCACCTGAGACGGCGTGCACACCGCCTGCTCATTGAATAGCAATGACACATCCGGCGCGCCAGCGCCGCGCGGCCCAGTCAGCACCAGATTCTTGATCTTGAAGGTGCTGGATCCCGGAACTGATTTCGCCGCGGTGATACACGAATCCCATTCAACGCACTGAGCAGCACCACCGCCGATCGAAACGCTGTTGATGTAGTCGGCGATAGCTTGCTGCATGGCCTGCCCGATCGCATTCGTATATCCCGGCAGCACGCTGATGGTCACCACGGCATTGATCCCAGCATCGGTCGGACGATAAAAATTGATCGTGACCGGAATGCCCTTGCTGCTGACCACAACGATGCTGGTGGTTCCGTTGGTCCCACTGCCGGGTGTCTTCTTGACCGCGATCGCATTGGCGATCGCCGACACGTCGCCGCCCTCCACTACCAGCGCGATCGAGTGCGGAGGCAACCCATTCGCATCGGTGAGCGACGTATCGTTTTCGTACGCCGCATATTTCGCGACGCCTGGAAGGTTCGCTACCGCGCCTACGATCCCGTCTAGAACGGTCTGCGACGGAAGAGCGGTCGACACGGACTGGCGCTGCCTGAGCGCGGCATCAGTTTCGACCGGCGCGCCGACGGCGGCGTCGGCCGGGTTCGTCACCGTCTGCCAGCCGCGCGTCGGCGTGCCGATCTGGTCGATCGTGCCGGCCAGCGCTGCGATCGCACCGATCGTCGTGCACGTCGCCGTCACCGTGATCTCGCCGGCCGCCGGAATCGTGACCGTGGCCGGGAGCGCCCACTGATAGTTGTTGCCGTCCTTCGCAATCCCGTTCGAGATTGTCGTCCCCGCCTGCCCGACGATCAGCAGGTCTGCCGTCGAGTACGACGCGACCTGCCGTGCGATGCCGTTGATCTTCACGTTGCTGGACAGACCGGCGCCGACCGCCTTCGACGGGCTGAACGAGTTATAGACACCGATGCAGACCGAGTTCACGTCCGCGATCGCCTGCGCGAACACGGCGAGCAGCTGCCCGTCCTGGCTGTCCGGATCGATATAGACGTCCGTCCCATAGATCGCCTGGTACTTCGCCTGGAAGTACGCGTAGATGTCCGCATAGGTCGGCGCGGTGATACCGCTCGCGCTGATGGTCGGCGCGACAGTGGTGAGCGTCGTCGTCACAGGGTGGTCTCAATGGTAGTGGTGCCGTAGAGCGTCGTGATCGTTGCGGTGACGGTCAGCTTGCGGGTAGTGCTATCGAGCGAGCTCGCGTACGCGGTGATCTCGGTGACGCCGGTCGTGCCGAGGATGCACGCGCGGATCGCCGCGTCGGCGGTGCCCTGCGTGTTCTTGCCGATCACGTCGGTTTCCCACGGCATGCCGACGGTCGTGTCGAGGAACCACTCTCCGCGCAGCAGGCGCAGGCGCGTGATCACCGCCTGCGCGACGGCGTCCGGCGAGTTCACGAGAAAGTCGTTCGCCGACCCGCCGAAGACGTAGTCGCCGTCGGCGTCGAGTTTTCGGTATCGCATGGGTGTCTCAGTTGACGTTGCCGCTGTTGCCCGGGCCCGGCTGAACGCCGTTGTGGGTGTGCGTGTCGTCTATCCGCTTCCCGTTGGCAGTCAGCGTGCCAAGGAAGTTGATCGTGCCAGTGATCACTGCGGCCGCGCCGCTAACCGCGCTGCCGATCATCCCGCCGAGGAACGAGAACAGCCCCTGCACGATCACCGCGCCGCTGAAGCCGGACTGCGGCGCGTTCACGGTCAGCGAGGTCGAGGCAGTAAGCACCTGCGTCGGCGCGATCACCTCGAAGCCGCCGGGCGCGACGATCTTCACCTTCTGGGTGCTCGGGTTCAGGTCGAAGAAGGTCGAGCCGTCATCGCTGCGCAGCTGAGCAGACGTGGTGCTGACTCCCGGGAGCGCACGCGGGCGCGAGCGCACGCCAACCAGCGCGAACCCGTCAGCGAGCGAATGCGTCCGCGACTCGGCCTGCTCCTGCACACCACCCGACTGCCACCAGGCGTCGATACAGCGCGACGCGAACACCACCAGGCATTCGTCGCCGGCGGCGATCGGGAACGTCGCCGTCACGCCGCCGCCACCCTGCCATACAACGGGGCAGTCGGTCAGCAGCGGGAATAGCGACGTGCTGATGGTGCCGTCCTCGTTTCGGATCGAGTCTTTCGTGCCCGGCTGCACGGATACCATCATCGCGACGGGGTCGAACGATTCCACCGTTCCAGGAAGCGCCGTCCAGACTTCGGTTAATCTTGCACCGATGGCATGCTTCAACGCCTCCAAATCGTCGTCGGTTCGTTCGCGTCTATCCATGGGGAATCACAATGAAGAAAATCGTTTTGCTGGCGATGCTGGTATCCGTAACTGCATCAGCCCGCGAGGCATATATCCAGCTTCCGTGGGATACGGAGGTTGGCGCAGTTGTGGAAGTGAAATACGGAGAGATTCTCTATACAAAGGAAAAATGCACACTTCCCTTGGTTCACGCAAAAACAATGCGCCGCTACGAATATCTCGGGGGTGCTGAGCACGACATCGGGTGTTGGGCTAACACATTGAGCGGAAGGGCTTTGATCGTGACATCGGACGGCGAGACCAGCGACAGCACCGTACCCACCCTCTTCCTCGTTGATATTCGCCCGGACAATTCCGCGAAGGTTCTAGCAAAGCCAACACTGAAAAGGTACTAACCAAATCTTTTTATTGCATCTTCTGGAGCAACACGCAGATTGTTGGTAATCGATTTGGCGATCGATGTAGCGTCAGCAGCCAAACATAGGGCATCGCTATACCAATCGTTCCCGCGCGTGTCACCGCGATGATTTACCGACATCAGATAGTAGAAGCCATCCGAATCGATCTTGTTTTCTAACTGCGCTCGTGTTTGAGCTGGCTGGTCGTTGATGTTCAGGCTGTACTGATACTGCTGAATACTGGCATTGTTGAGGTGCACCAGACCGCCGATCTTCAGGCTCGGGTTCAGTAGCGTCTGGAAGCTGATGCCGTTGATCATCTGCACCGGCCAGCCCACCATGCCGGTCTTCGAGTTGATCTCGGGGATGTCGTACGGCGCGTACGACGTTTCCGGGATCATGATCACCTTGCCGTCCTGGATGCTCCAAACTGTTTGCGTCGCGCGCGCGACACCGCGCAACACGTCCCGCGCCAAGCTGAAAATCGGTTTCCCGCGCGGCAATGGGTTGCTCGGCAGCGGCGCGATGTATCCTGCCGTGACGCCATACGGCGCCATCGCTTGCAGCGCAACATTGACCTGATCCTGATAGGTCGAACCGGCCGCGAGCGTCTGGATCACCTTCGCGAAGCAGTAGGCAGAATCACCGTCAGCCGCGAGCACGTTCAGGAACGTGTCGGTCGGGTTGTCGCGGCCACGCCATACCTGCTTGATCTGTCCGTCGAAGATGATCGAGAAGTTGCCAGGGTAGCCGGCCTGGATCACCACGCGCGTGAACTCCTTCTCGACGCGCTTCGACGTGTTGTCGGAAAGGTTGTAGATCTGGACGAGCGCGGAATTCGGCGTTTCCCGATCGCCGCGCTTGATGTCGAATTTGACTCGCAGGTCCGAGAAGTCGAGCGCATCGCCCGCGTCCTGACCGATGATGAGCGAAAACTTCCGTCCGAACTGTTCAGCCATCAGTCTGTCACCCAGAAAACGTGCGATCCGATGCCGAGATCGTCGAATGTCGGGACATCGTCAGGGCTCGCCGCGCCCTGCACCCATAGACGGCCACCAAAACCGAGGTATGCATACTGTCCGAGTAGATCGGTTCCGGTCACCAGCGGAATGCCGCTAACCAGCGCATTACCGCTCGCGTCAGCGACGTCGAGGATCCAGCCGGTTCCCCCGGCTTCGCGGTACTGGACCGTCATCTGATAGTCGATACCGCTCAGCGTCATCGTGAACGTCTGCGGATCCGGAGTCAGCGGAATTTCGAGATAGGTCGTCATCAGTTCACCATGAACCGGCGGGAACCGATCCTCCCGGCGCCGGCGTTGCCGGTGCGGCGGATTTCACTCCGGCATTCTGCGTCTCGGCCGTGGCCGCGGGGTTCGCCTGGTTCTCGCGCGGCGGCAGCTTCGTCGCCTGCGTGCTCACGATGGTCACCTGCTTCAATGTCGCAGTGACCATCAGCGCAGCACTCGACTTCCGATCGGTGACGGTCGACAGGCCTTGAATCAGCATGTTCGAGTACTTCCGGCGCGTCGTGACGACGTCAAACCGTTCGCGACTCGCCTGCAGCTTCAACAGCTGGCTGTAGATCGCGTCGACGTACGTGCCGGTCGCCATCGTGTTCGCGCCCGTCGGATCGAACGAGACGACCGCCGCGCCGAGCAGCGCCGAGTAGTCGGAATTGCTCCAGCCGCATTTGATGATGAGCTCGCGCGGCCGCATGTACGCATGGTCGTTGATCGGGGCGCCGTCCTCGACCGGCTGCTCGGTGATCATGAGGTTGTCGCTGTACACCTCCTCGACAATGGCCGAGATCGTGATGCTGCCGATCTTCTTGCTGCCGACCAGCGTGACATCGAGGATGTCAGAGATGCTCGTCATCCTCCCAGCCCCCCTGCATATCGGATCGTCTCGTTCGCTACGTTCTGCTGCTCGCGCGCCACCGACCGAGCTGTAGCATCAGGGTCGGCGCTGCCCCGCACCTCGATCCTTACATCCTGCTTTACTTCGATGTGCGTCTGGCGATCGCGATCGACGGGCGAAAGCGGCGTCCACTGCGAACCCTGCAGCATGTCACCCATGATCTTCTTCAGCTTGCTTCCATACTTCGGATCGGTCGCATACACACCGGTCAGCGCGTCTGCGAAAGCGAACGGATCATCGAGATGCGTGCGTGCCTTCGAATACGGCTTTCCCTTCGCGAGCAAGTTTGCGTGCGCGGTGAACGCGTCGGCCATCGAGTCGTAGTCCGCGAAACGTTGGACCATCCGAACACGCTTCCCGTTGATCACCTCATGGGTAACCACATCGGTGCCGGCCTCACCCTTCCGCGCCTTGATGCCGAAGGGATTGTTCTTCCCCGACATCTTTTTGCCCCAGCCACTTTCCTGCACCCATTGCGCGAACGTGACGAGCGCAGGAATTCCCGACCGAGCCTCCGACTCCTTCGATGCCGCGATCGCATCTGCAATACGCTGCGCGACGTTGTTCGGCGGCGCACTCGCAGCGGCCGGCTGCCCCGCGGCTACCGGTGGTGATGCGCGTTGCGCCGGCGCAGGGGATGCCGGCACAGCCGACGGAGCTGCAGCGGCCGCTGGCTTTGCGTCTGGCGTCGGCGCATCAATCGTCGGCCCGAGCGCCTGCCGCCGCTTCAGCTCTTCGCCCTCGCCCTGGTTCAGGCCCTCGCTATGGAACAGCAATCCGAGTGCGCCGGCCCGTCCGAGAAGACGGCCACCCCACGGCAACAAGCGGGAAAGCAAACCAGCGCGCCCCGCGGCAGCGGCGCCGGCGGCGGCAGCACCCGCGCCCGTCGCCCCGGCCCCTGCGGCCGCAGTTGCAGCCGTCTCAGCGGCGGCGGCTGCTGCTGTCGTGGCGGCCTTCTCGACACCCACGCCAAGCGCTCTGCCAACTGCCGCTTGCACGGCCTTTTGCGCGCCCATGTACGTAAGCAGGCCACCGCCGAGCGCGGCGCCAGTCTCGATACCGAAGGTGCCGACGGTGCCGAACGTCCCTTCCAAGCCGCTCTGCATGTGGCGCAGCGCGCTCATCAGGCTGTGGCCGCCGTTGTTCGCCGTATCGACGCCGCTTTTTACGTAGTCGCCCTTCGCCCGGTCGTACGACTGCTGGTATGCCTCATCGCGCATGCCCAGCATGTAGTTTTCGTCGATGCCGAGCTGCTGCGCATACTGGGCACCGAACCACGCCGGCTTCTTCGCCATCGCCTTGCCGATGTCGTTGACGATGTCGACGGTGTCGCGAAGCTGCCCATTCGCGTCGCGCGTCTGCACGCCCAGCGAGCCGATGTAGCTCTCGCCGGACGGATTGTTGCGCATGAACCTCGCGACATTCTCGATGCTGCTCTGCGCCTGGTCGGCGGACACGCCCACGTCCTGCGCCGCGTTGGCCACTGCCTTCAGGCTGCTTGCGGCGGAATTGGTCCGACGAGCGGCGAAGTGCAAGTTCTCCAGCTTCTGAGCAAAGTCGACCGTGCGCGCTGCCACGAAGGCCGTAGCGCCGACGAAGGCAGCAGCCATCGTGACTGCCGACTTGCCGGCCTTGACCTGCGCCTTGTCGAGCTCTTCGGTCTTCTTCGTCGCCCCCTCGACGCCGTCCCGGAATTTCTTCTCCTGATCGACGTCGATCTTGAAGCCCAACGCGACGAGGAATTCGCGGATGACGGACGATTCAGCCATGCTTCTGTTCCTGTCTGCGGCGCGCGGCCGCTTCGTTGTCCGCTCGGACGGCGAGGGAATCGTTCATCAACGCGACGTCAGCCAGGTCAAGCGTGCCATCCTTCAGCGACTCGAACCGGCACATCTGCGCGTGAACCGGCGCGAGCAGCCAGTCCTCGCCGCCCGGAAGGGTCTTCACCCAGCTGGTGTCGCCTCGCTCGGGCTGCTCGCCAGACCGGTAAGCAGCCCTTGAATAAAAGGTCCGAGGTTCTCCATGATCACGTAGCCGGTGAGCGTCAGCATCGTGCCCATGTCGATGTCATCGAACATGCACACGTCCTGCGTCGGCGACCAGACTCTGGCCCAGACAGCGCCGTGATGTCGCTCGACGACGCGCATGCACGCGCCGACGACATATTCCGCGTCGTCGTCTTTCATCCGCGACAGCGCATCCATCACCGGCTCGATCGACGTCGCGAGCAGCTTCAGATTCTTCGTGAGCGGCACGTCGGACGTCTGCATGTCGAGATATGACCGGATCAGCGGCGGCAACACGGTCGCGATGCGACGGCTCACATGGAACTGTTGCATGGCGCTCATCTTGCCGAGCTGGTACCGCTGACCTCCGACTTCCTTTTCAGTCGCCATGGTCAGTAAGTCCCGAGCAGACTGTCGATCTTGATCGAATCGAAGATCCACTCGACGATGTCGCCGTCCTTCGCATAGCGCAGGTCCGGCGCCTTCTTGAACGCGCAGCTACGCGCGGTGATGACGTCGCCGGCCGCCGTCTGCGAGACCTCGATCAGGTTCTTGCCCCAGAGGGCGCTCGACAGCGACTGCGCGTCGTACATCGCCATCAGCTTGGCGTTGACAGGCGCGGTCTTCAAGTAGCGCAGCGTCACCTGCCCGGACTTGTCGGCGTGCAGGGAGTGCATGCCCTCGCCGTCCGAGCCGATGGTCATCGTGTTCTTGTCGCCGGCGCGCGCGATCACGATGCCTTCCTCGGCAGTGGCCTCGCCATAGCCGAGCGAGAACACGCCCGTCGGCCCGATGATCGTCGCCGTAACGTCCACAAAGCTGTAGGTGCTCATGGTGGTTTTTCTTCCTTTTACCGGTTGACGGTGAGTGCGATGTCGACGTCGCCGATTGCGCCCGCCTCCTTCGCCGCGACCTGGAACGACACGGACTTGCGCGCCTCGCGATCAGCCTGCGACTGCGACGAGATCGGCGGGGTGTACACGTAGTAGCCTTTCGACAGCGTCTGCCCCTGCACGATGGCGCCGAAGCCGGCCGAGTTCCACACCCCCGGCGCGAGGTAGCCGTTCGTCACGGCCTGGTCGCACACCGACGAGATCGCGCCAGCGATTAGCGCGTTGCCGGCGTCCGTCTGCGGGATCTTCGTGGGGCTCTGGTACTGCAGGTTGTAGACCGCCGTCTGCACCGCGTTCTTGAACCAGATCGCGTTGTAGATCGAATCCACGAAGATGCCGCTCGGCGTGACGCCGTACTGCACGATCGAGGTGTTGTTTTGGTACGCCGCGAAGACGTTGCAGTTCTTCGCCTGCAGCGCGTTGGCCTGCGACGTCGACAGCGTTTCGGCGACGATGCCCGGCTCCTGCTTGTAGTCCATCGTGATCGTCGTGCTGTTGCCGTTGAAATCGACGGTCAGCAGACGGCCGAGGAACGAGCTGATCGCATACGGGCTCGCGCTCGAGTACTGGATCACCGAATACTGGTAGTTGAGCGCCTTCAGGCGGCTCGCCAGATCGGTCGTCACGGTCGAGTCGAGCGCCTGCGGGTTCTGGGTCGTGATCCCGTAGATGTGCGCCTGGTCAGCCTCGATCATCGCCGCAACCGCAACATGCTGGTCGTCCGTCACCGCGGTGTCCGCGAACTCGATCCCGAGGAACTTGTTCGCGAAGCGGTCGAGGAAGATCGCGACCGCGTCCGTCGGCTGCTCGGCCGAGATCCCGTTCACCGGTGCCGATGCGAGCGCGCTCGTCAGGCCGAGCATCGCCGAAACGTCGGTGCCAGAACCGGGCGCGGTCGCGTAGCTGACCGTCGAGGCGGCGACGCCGCCGGCGAGCGTGGCGCCCGACAGCGTGATGGCGCTGCTCGACTTCGCGAGCGTGATCGCGTTGCCGGCGGTCCCCACGGCGATCGCCGTCACCGTCGTGACGGCGCCGGCCGTCGCGTAGCTGCATTGCGACAGGTTGGCGTCAGCCGAAGCGGCGAGGAACGCCTGCAGGTTGGCCGCCGTGGCCGCCGCGCTGGCGCCGATCAGCACCTGGCTGCCGGTCGGCGCGGACGCGACGAACGTCACGGCGGTGCCGTTGATGGTGACCGTATCGTTCGCGGCCGGGTTCGCCGTGAGCGTGATCGTGCCGCTCGCGGCCGCGCCGATCCCGCTCGACTTGCTCGTCACCTGGAACTGACTGCCAGTCCACACGACCGTCGCGTACGACGCGAGCGCCGCCTGCACGATCGAGGCCACGCCGTTCAGGTTCGAGGCCGACGAGAAGTTGAGCGCGGACACGTTGCGCGCGGTGCCGTCGATCGTGATGTTGAACGCGCCGTTCGTGATCGCCTGCCACTGCGCGAGTGCCTGCTGCGCCGCCGACAGCACGCCGCCGCGCAGCGAGCCCGACGTCGCCGTCTTCGCCCAGCGACCGATGCATACGCTCTGCGGCTTCGGCGTCTGGCCGAAGTACAGCGCAGCAGCGAGGTATTCCGGCGATGCGGTGCCGTAATCGGCGGCCACGTCGGTAATCCCGGCATACGGGCGCATCCGTTCGTTCGTGTCGATCACCGTCGATGCGCCCAGAATGAGCGCGGTGTTCAGGTTCGCGCCCTGCGCCGCGAGCGCCGCGAGGCTGAGCGTCACGTTGATGCGACGCGATACCGGCAGTCCGTTGGACATGCTGATCCCCTACAGGTTGACGTTTATGGTGGATGTGACCGGCGGCGACGCGTCTGTCGTCGTCGACGCCTGCACGGACTTCAGGTTCAGGACCGCGTAGGTGCGCGTGACCTTGCGGCGCAGCTTCACGGTTATGTCGTACCGCCGCACCCATTGCTGGTTGACCAGGTCCGGCGCCGCCCGAATCTCGGAGACGCTGACGAAGGCCATGTCGAGCAGCTGGAGCTGCTCCCGGTTCTGCGGCAGCGCCAGGCCGTCGGCGAGGCGCTGCGCGTAGCCCTTGGCCGCCGGCCCGTAGAACGTGCAGAGCACATCGAGATCCTGATGGCGGATGTACGTGTCGCTGCCCTCGTTCGCGCCGTTATGCACGATCGCCGGACTCGCGTCAGGCGTCTGCGTCTGGATTCCGAAGGCGCACCAGTTGACGCCCGGCTCGGGCTGCTTCGCGACGACCGGCTGCCAGCGCGGCCGCACGAGGTCCGGCGCCAGCGCCGTGACGCCCGCGACCAGGTCGTGCACAAGGTCGTCGAGAGCATCGTCCTCGTCCGGCGGCGTATCGACGGCTGGCGCCAGGTATCCGCCGGTCGAGCTGTCGGTCATGGGGTCATCCGGAGAGAGGTTTCAGGTCACACGTCGCGCAGACGAAGCCGCGGCCGAAGTGCGAGTAGTCGTTCACGTTGACGACGGTGTACGTGCGCCCGGCCCATACGACTTCGTCGGCGTCATGGCCGGCGCTGCCGTCCATCAGCCGGAACATCGTGTGCAGCGTGATCGAGCCGATGATCCGGCTACCGTCGGCGTTCCGGTGCAGGATGTCGCCCTTGTCGCTCGTCACGACCGCGGCGAACGGGGTTGGCGTCGGTGTGTTCTGCCCGCGCCCGTGCGCGTCGACGGTCTGCGTCATGCGATTGCAGAGCAGGCCGGTGTCCATGAAATCGGGATCGAGCAGGACGTCGGTAACGTCGAGGAAAGCCATGCGCTACCCCTTCTTGCGGATCACGTACGTGATCGAATTGCGGTACTGGCCGGTGTCGACCAGCGTGTTCTCGCGCGTAACGCCGCGGCGGCGCCGCGCTTCGAGCGTCGATTCAGCGAGTTCGGGAGCGATATTGCTGTTGACCTTCGCGCGCACTGAGTTCTGCGCCGCGATGCCGGCCATGTTGAGCCGGCGCTGGACCTGTTCGAGGTCGCCGTCGAGCGCTGCTTCGACGCCCTTCTGGAGCTGCGGCTCGAACTTCGGTCGCGCGTCCTGCACGCCTGGCACGAGGTGCGGGCGGGCGGGGATGTTGTTCGCTGGGGATCCAGTCTCCTGGATATAGCCGATCTCCGCATTGCTGAGCGGCTCGCCATCGTCCTTGCGGCCGGCCGTGCTATCGGGCACGCCGACGAGCACTTCCTGCTTCACGAGACCGGCGATCGACTTCAGCACCTCGTCGAGGCGGTCGACCTTCATGCTGCCCATGGAATTCTCCCAATGGGCAGCGGCGGCGCTACAGCTGCATGCCGCCCGCGCCCATCATCATCGCGAGGCTGAGATAACGGATTCCGTACATGGTGCTGTTCCAGAATCCACCGTCCTTGATGGCGACGGCCGCCGTGTCGTAGCTGGCGCTGACCTTGTCAACGGATTTCGCCGACTGCGGCCCGGTCACCTGCCCGGGCACCGCGCCGACGGCGGCCGCGTTCTGGTCGCGCATCGACAGCGCGACATGGTGAGCGGTACAGAGCCCGATGCCGATGTCGGTCAGCTCCTGCCAGCGCTCCGGATTCACGAGCGACACGGATACGGTCAACCAGATCTCGATGACCGCATCGGGGTACAGCGTCGAATTCTCGAATTCGGGAAACGTCTGGCGGAACTGAGCGATGTCCACGGGTCACCTTCGGTTGGAGATGGCGGGCGCGCCGGTGACGCCCCGCCTGCGGCCATTATGCCTGCTTGCCGCCCTGCTTCTGGCCGCCGGTCGCTTTCTGCGATGCCGCCTCGGCGGCGGCAGCCTGAGCAGCCTCGAACGCTGCGACGTTCGACGCATGCTCCAGCTCGCGCGCGGCGATCGAGCCCTCCCGCGCGTCGAGTTCGGCGGCACGCGCGTCGATGCCCTTCGACATCGCATCGAGCTCGGCGCGCTGCTCGGCCAGGCGGCCGCCCTCTGCTTCGAGTTCGGCCCGCGCCGCGGCGAGCGCGGCCGTCATCTCGCCGCCGCTCGGCGCGGCCAGCACGTCGCCCGGGTCGCCGAGATGGTGCTTCACATACCAGTTGTCAGCGACGGCATCGTCGACCGTGTGCATGCCGACCGGGAAGTCGGTGTGCTTGCCGTCGGCGCCGAGCAGCTTGAACGCCTTCGCTACGTAGATTTTCGTCTTCGCCATGATGTCCCCTTACACGCCGTCGCGGTAGCCGATCGTTTCCGGATACACGACTTCGACGACACCGAGCCGGCCGAAATACGTCGTGAGCTGGCGGATGTCGCGGTACTCGAGCGGCGTGCGCTGCAGCGGCACGAGCGGGAAGCGCACGCGATTCTTGTCCTTCGTGTACGCAACCATGCGGTTCGTGTTGCTCGCGCCGCGGTTCGTGAGCCACTTCGACGGGTAGATCTCGAGCGGACGGCCGTTGATCGCGTTCGACAGCGAGTTGTTCTTCAGGAACTGCAGGATGCTGATGTTGCCCGCGCTGCTCACGATTTCCGAGTTCAAGCGCGAGAAGTTGAGCGGGTCGATCAGCAGGCGCTCCGGGCACACGGCATAGGCCGACGCTGCCCAGACGCTGTTGAGCAGCTCGTTCACGTCCGCCAGCATCTGCGCCGGCGTCGCGCTGCCCCAGTTGCCGGTGATCGCGTTGCTGGTGTTGGTCACCGTCGCGGCGTTCACGAGCCCCGTCACCCCGAGGATCGGATCGCCGATGTACACCTGCTCGTCGACGTCCATGTTGTGCTTCAGCTGCATGCCCTCGAACTTCTGCTGGTCGACCGGGCGGCCGAGCTTCTGCGCGGATTCGAGTTCCGGGATCGTCCAGCCGATCTGCATGCCCCAGAGGGTCAGCGGGTTCGGAGTCTTGCCGATATCCAGCGACAGGCCGGCGATCGCGCTCGCGTCCTTGCCGATCCACGACTTGCCGTTCGGCGATGCGCCGCCGGCGGCCGCGAACGTCGAGTTCGTGAACGACGACACCTCGTCGGCGATCGACACGTCCTCCCGGAGGTCGATGTCGCGCGACCAGGTGACCGACGCGAGCGGCATGTGCAGCGTCTGGTCGAGCCGTTCCAGCTCGCCAACGAGGAACGAGCCGGTGCTGTCGATCGTCGCCGCATCGAACGTCATCAGCGCGTCGCGCGTGCGTGCGCGGATGATCGCCGGCGCGCCGACGATGGCGATGCCCGCCGCGCGGGCGAGCAGCGTTTTGTTGTGAGTCGTCATGTCGGCTCCCTTAGATGTTGTAGGCGATTTCGACGTTGCCGGCGGCATCGGCCGCCGCCATGAACGTCGCGCCGGCGATGGCGATCGTGTTGGTGCTGTCGGCCGCCGCTTCGATACCGCCGATCGGCTTGCCGGCCGCTGCTGCGGCGACGCGCACATAGACCTGGCCGTTCAGCGCGGCGACGCCGGCGTTCAGCTGGACGGTCATGTAGCCGCGACGCATCACGTCGGCCGGTCCGGTGGTCGGAGGCGTCGACGTGCCGACGGGGTCCTGCGAGCTCTGCGTCGGGAACGGACGCACGAGCAGGCCGTAGACGGCCGTGGCGACGTCACCTGCGCCGATCGGCACGAACTTGCCGTTCGCGATCTTGCCGAACAGGCCGTATGCCGAGAACGGCTTCGTCGAATCGAAGAATCCGGTTTCGACGGTGGCCTGCGACTGCCGGCTGATGTCGCCGGGAATGCCCGAAGGCATGCGAAACAGAATTGCGTTGCCCATGTGGCACTCTCCTTATTGGCCGGCCCGCTTGGACCAGAATTCCGCGTTGCGCTTGTTGATGTCGGCGATCGTGGTTGCCTTGCCGAAATCACGCGTGTTGACCTTGCCGCTCGAGGCGCCGGCGTTGTTCTTCGCCCGCATCAGCTCGGCCGCGCCGGTGAAGATCGTGTCGACGACGCGCGCCGGCATGGTGTCGAAGTCCGGCGCGCGGCCGCCGAGGAACGGCGCGATCGCGGCGCGCCCGGCATCCGTCTCGTACGCCTGGTCGAGCGCCTTGCGCTGGCAGCGGCAGAGCGCGGCCGCGCGGTCCTTCGTCTTCAGGCCGTCGAGCGTCGGGAGCTTCACGCCCGGCGCGAGGATCTCGGCGCGCGCCGGGATCAGGCGCGCGGAGTCGCCGGTGTACAGGTCGACGCCCGACTGATCGAGGCGGCCAGCGGTTTCTGCCTCGATGACCGTATCGGTCGTCTCGTCGATTTCGTCCTCTTCCTCGTCGTCGTCCTCGGTTTCGCGCTCGCGGTCGGCATCGCGCGCTTCGATGCGCGCCATGCGGCGATCGAGCGAGCGCAGCGTCTTCAGGATCGCTGCCGTGTCGCCAGTGCGCCCTTCGCGTTCGCTGGCTTCGCGCCGCTCGTGCTCTTCTTCGGACTCTTCGTCCATGGCTTCCTGGCCTTCCTTGAGCGCTTCCTCGACGCCGGCTTCGTCCTTGGCCTTCATGGACTTCATCAGGCGATCGAGCCACGCCGGCCGGCGCTGGGGCTTCGTGGTCGGCTTGCTGTCTTTCGTCTTCATCTCGGGTTCCTTATCGCCGATCGCGCAGCGCGGGCCGCAGCGGCCGCGAGGGACGATGGCTACGTGGTTGACAACGATGTTCCGCTGTACCCCGCGGCCGGGTGATACCTGTTCGTAGTCGGCCTCGTAACCGAGGCTGACCTCTTCGATTTCTTCGTCCTGCACCGCGTCGATCGCGTCCTGCGAGGTGATCAGCAGATCGGCGACGATCAGGTCGTTCTCGATGCCGTCGCCGCGGCGGATGTTCAGCATCACGCCCTTGCCAAGCGCGGAGAACGTCGCGGGCGTGACGAAATCGTCAGGATGATCGAGCGTCACCGGCTTGCCGGCGCAGCTCGCGAGCGTCGCGTCGCGGAACACTTCCTCCGGCGTGCGGCTGATACGGATCAGCCCATCCGGGCCGGCCTCGATCGGCACTTCGCCGGCGGCGTACAGCATCTCGCCCGTGCGCGCGACCGGAACGTCCTCGCACAGCAGGAAGCCCTCGGGCGTGAGCGAACGCTTCGGCCCGAGCTTCTGTACGGTGTAGAAGCGCATGTCAGTCCTCGGAAATAATCGGTTCGGCCCAGCACCGGCAGTTCCAAATCTGCCCAGGGTGGAACCGCATGACGCGGCCGTTTTCGTCGACCTCCGGCGGGTCGCTCCAGGCGCAGACCTTGCCCTCCATCGCGCGGTGACCGGCGCGCACGTCGCTGTCGCCGCTGGTGCGCCAGATGTAGTGCGTGCTGCCAATGGATAGCGCGCGGGCCTCCGTCAGCGACGTCGCCGCGCGAGAAACCTCTGTGCGCGCGATCAAGTCTGCGCGGCTCTTCGCCACCTCGCCGGAACGCTGAATCTCCTTCGAGATCGCAGCCGCGCGCGTGCTGTCCTCGAGCGCCTCGATCGTGAGCCGGTGAACGCGCTCGGCAGCATCGAGCGGGATCGACTTGATCAGCGTCACCTGCTCGGCCATCAGCGCGCGCATCGTCTCGCCAGTCGGCGCTCGCCGCAGCTCGTCGCGCAGCGCGCGCGACATTTCCTGCGCGTTCTGCATCCACGCCTGCTCGTCGCGCCGATTCAGGTCTTCCAACATCCGCGCGGCGGTCGCCTCGGCCCACGGAGTGAGCGCCTCGGCATACCGCCTAAGCAGCTGCTCGATCGTCGGCGCCGCGGCGGGATCGCCAGGCGGAAAGCCATCGACCAACGCGCCCACCTGCTGCGCGATCTTGCGCAACTGCGTTCCGTACCGACGCTCCGGGCCGCTGAGACGCACCGGGTTTTGGCGGCGCTTGCGATCCGTCGTTCGGGTCATCAACATCGGGTGGAAGCTCCGTTTCGGGCGCGGGCGGCGGCTGGTCCTCAGCCTCCTTGATCTCTTCGTCGGTGATCGACGAGAACACGCCGGTGTGGTGGCTCGACGCGCGCAGTTCCTTCATGCCGCCGGCCGGCGTCAGCAGACTTGCATCGACCGCCTTCGTTACCGCATCGGTGATCGTGTTGGCCGTCGTCGCCTTCTGCTCGTCGGTCATCTGCCAGAGCGAACGGAAGTCGTACGAGAATCCCTCGGGCGGCTTCGTACCGAGCACCGAACGGAACATCACCTCGAACAGCACATTCAGCGCGCGGCGCAGCCGGCGCTCCTGCTGCTGCTTGATGTTGTCGTAGTAGGTGCGCAGGTCCGACTCGCCGGTCGAGTTCAGGCCGGCCGGCGATTGACCGAGCAGCCGCACGAGCGGGATCTGCAGCGCGCCGGCGAGCTGCTGCGCGAACTGCAGCAGCACGGCATCGAGGCCGGTGAAACCGTACTGGTCGACCTGCATCTCGTCGTCGGCATCGACAAGCGACAGCCCTTCGTTGGACTGGAATCGCCGGATCATGTCGACGTTCTTCAGCAGCGCCTCCAGCGCCGGCCCTCCCGCGGCTAGGATCTTGCGCAGATCCTTGACCTTGAACGTGCGCAGGTGCGCCTTGAACACGAGCTGCGCGGCGCCCATCGTCGTGCTGTCGAACGCGACGAGTCGGTCGATCAGACGCTCAATGACGGACTGGCCCCACAGGTTCTCGGCGATCTTCTGCCAGTACGGCAGCGTGACGCCGTCGAAGCGCAGCACGCGGCTGTAGTGGATTCGCTGGCGCGGCAGCGCCATCGAGTCGGCGACGACGTCGTAGAACTTCGGCATACCGAGGTCCGGCCCCGGCTCGGTGACGAGATCGTTCAGTGTCGGCTGCACGAGCCAGCGGTCGAGCACGCAGAGACCCTTGAACTGACCCTCCGCGATCGTGTCGAGCCGCAGCGGCTTCGACGCGTCCTGGCCGTCGATCATCATCACCGCGATCGCCCCGCCGTACAGCCGAGCCCACTTGATCGTGTCGCACAGGCTGTCCCAGATCGCGAGGTTCTCGAACTCCTGGTTCAGCTTGTCCTTGTCCTCTGGCGCGATGTCGGAGCCGATCTCGACGCCCATGCGGGTCATGTCTTCGGCGACGACGTCGACGGCCTGGCCGACGATCCATGACGACCGGTACATCGCCTCCATCTGCACGCGGTTGCGCGAGATGAAGTCGAACCCGTACTGGTAGGCAGATGCCTGATTCGGCGTGCCGAGACCGACACGCGCTTCGAAGTTCTGGAAGCTGTCCGGCGTCATCCACCGTTTCGCGTTGGCGGAATCCGAGGCCATGGCGCGGTATTGCCGCTGCTCGGCCTTGCGTTGCTTTCGATTCATCCTGCCAACCTTGTCCAGATGTCCAGTGATCCAGCGTCTGGCGGGAAGCACATTACAAAGGCGTCAGCCAAGTTCGGAGACGCAACGTCGCGCTTGGCGAGATCCTTCTTGCTTTCCACCTTGACGCGGCCGTTTTGGTCGTAATCGCGCTTGGGCGTCGATAGTTCGTCGATCAGCCTGTCAAGGTAAGGCGTGTCGCTACTAATGCTGATCAGCTGGTCATCGGAGAATTTCTCGCCGCGACGCACGGCATTGAATGTGTTCCGGAAACGATCGGCCACCAGCCACCATGCCTGTGCCTTGATGTTGGAGAACATGTCTCCGTTCGTTATGTTTGGCTGATATTCGCGGTCGGGCTCCCAGACAGCGCCGCCGGCGTTGAACTTTTCGTACTGGACCATGAAGCTCTGGCCTTCAGCACGACGCACCTCGTTGATCTCACTGAATTTCGCACCGCACCCGGCACCGACACCGATGGAGTCGTATGTGATCGCTGCGCCTCGCTCTTTCGCGACGTTGTAGGTGCGCTTGCAAGATTCTAGGAGCTCGTCCTCTCCGGCCTTCCATTCGTCCGCCCAATCAACCACCGAACCGTGCACCGAGACGTTTGCGCACTTATCGGCGCCGCTATCAGCAACGTCAAAACCGATTCGTTTCGCGCCGCTCGCGGCGAAGCCCAGAGTTTTGTGGGCATCGATCGCGGCCATGATCCAGGTCCGCTTGATGATCGAATCATCATCGTCGTCGCGCGGAACCCCGAGATAAACGTGCTCGTAGTCCCCGTAATCCTCTTTCTTCGCCGCCTCGATGATCTCGAGCATCGTGTCGGAGAGAAACGGGTTCTCCGTGTAGTTGATCTGTCTGACGACAGTCTTCGGCGGTGGATTCGTCACGAACCGCCGATAAACGAAATCCGTCGATAGCTTCGGGTTGAAGATGATCCAGAACTGCGAGCCAGACTTTCGAAGCGTCGGGTTAAGGATCTCCCATTGAGCTTCAGTGAGGTTGTGCGCCTCCTCGATCCAGCACACGTCGATGCCTTCCATCGACTTGATTTCGTCGATAGAGCGCCATAACCCGTAGAAGAGGAACTCGCTACCCGTCGCGACGTTGATGATCTTGTCGCGCTGGATATCGAAGCGATGCTGCAGTCCGAACCGCTCGATCTGCACCTTCAGGAGCGAGTAGACCGACTCAGCGATCTTGTTCTGGAACTGCCGGACGCAGAGAAAGCGGATCTTGTACGTGTTCGTCAGAAACACGGCGAAGCCTGCAGCATCCCACGACTTCGAACTTGCCCGGCCGCCATGCAGCACGCGATTGCGCGCGGGTGCCGTCCAGAACTTGCGCAGCGCCGGATTAAGCGTCGCCCTCTTCGTCTGATCCTGCATAGAAGTGATCCAGCCCTGCGGGCGCTTCAGTTCCGCCGCCGTCGTGCGCGCCAGCGATGCCGTACGCTTCGCGCTCCAGACCGATCAGGGTCTTGAGGGTTTCGGACAGCTGCTTCATGCTGCTGACCCGGCCTGCGCTGGAGATGACCTTCTGGTAAAGGTCGTTTCGCTTGTCATTGCCGCGCTCATCCGGCGAGCGAAGCATTTCGCCCAATTGCTCGAACAGCTCACGGTTCTCGGTGACGCATTCCAGTTCCGCGAGAAGCGCCATCGCCAAGCGGCGGGAGCGCGCGATATCGGAGCGATGCGCCAGCCGGATGTTCGCGATGACCTCGGCGTTTCCCTCGACGATCACCCGGTCGGTTACCGCCCGCTCGGTGGTAACCTCACTGGTAACCGTGCGCGTGGTAACCAGCGCCTCAGCCTTTGCCTGTATGCGTTTGGCGAGATCGCGATCCCATCCGTCGCGCTTGGCGCGCTTCGAAATGGCGGCATGCGAAATCCCCTGGGATGCGGCAATCTCCCGCACCGACAGCAAGCCGGCCCGGTAGTCAGCCTCGATGCGCTCCCAGTCCGGCGCCGCTTTTTTTGGCTGCGCCATGTCGTTTCACCTGAAAAATTCTCGCCGGTCTATTCCCGGCTGCCATCCGCATTGCGCGGCGAGCGGGGATCACGGCACCGGAACGGGCCGCGGCGGGATGTCGAACAACGCTTCGGCAGCTCGGCGCGCATCGCTCATTTCCGGCCGCTCGGTGCGCCGGCGCTTCGTGCGCGCTTTAGCCTCCTGCTTTGCCTCCAGCACCAGCATCGGATCGCGGTACATGCGGGATTCGAGGATTCTGAAAGGCATGCTTGCACTCCACTGCCGCAGAAAGGAAAAAGCCCGGACTAGCCGGGCGAATCGCACTGGATAGTGCGGTGGAGACATCGAGGAAACGAAAAAGCCCGCTGGCTTTTGGCTCAGCGGGCTTTGGACGCATGTATCACGTGTATCGAATATCGATGATTATTGTGCATGAAATGCACATCGTCAAGTGGTTTCGCTCTCCTTCAACAATCCAATCTCGTTCAGCTTCCTATCAATCTCGCGCCATGCAACCTCCGCGACGCCCACGGATTCCCCCTTCCGATCGCCCTCGATCCAGAGCCGCACGGCCGCGTTCTGCTTGCTCACGGTGTTCCGATGCGCCTCGCATTCGTCGGCGATCTCCGACAAATCACACTTCACGCCGAACAACCGCTCGATGATCGCGCGGCGTACGCGGTAGTGCGAAAAGCCCGAGCAGTAGGCGGCGGATGCGCGCGTTAGCCAGCCGATAGCCGCCTGCCATTCGAGATTCGGCATACTTCCGCTGCAGCATGACGAGCCGCAGGAGCACGGCAGAACATGTGGCGCGGCGCGCGCGACGATCACCGACAGATGCAGCTCGGGCAGCGTTTCCAGCTCGCGCCGGATCATGCCCGCCTGACCCGCGCCGACGAGCCCGATCAGCCCCATCCCATCGCCGCCAATCTCACCGCGCATGCGCTTCGCCATGATCGTCTCGCCGTACTGTTGCGACGAGTAGCAGAGCGCAAAGCGCACTGCGTCGAATGCTGACTTGAATTCGATGTTGTCGCTCATGCCGCCTCCCGCTTCATTCTCCGAACCTCGGCACGGTAATAGGCTTTCATTTCTTGAATCTCCTGAACGGTGAGCTTCTTCGGAACATGCGGGCCTTCCAGCCACTCGACGCGCGCGGCGCCGATTTTCTTGATCAGGTTGCTGCGGTACGGAATGAGGTTCCCCGAAAGGTGCGTGTTGCATGGCGCGCACTGCAGATGCACGTTGTCCGGCTCGAACCGAAGCGCCGGCTCAGATCCGACAGAGCGATAGTGTCCGGCGTGCCACTGGCCTTGATGGAAGCGGCCGCATGAAATGCAGGGCAGCCCGGCATCGCGAGCGCGAATCCACCGGTTGAACACCGCCTGCAACTCCCGCAGGTGCGTGCCGCGCGTCTTCGCCTTCTCCAGCGCCTCACGCAGCGACTTACGCTCCGCGCGCTGCGCTCGGGCTGCCTTCCGCGCCTTCTCCTTCTCGGTCAGCGCGATTGCGCAGGCCGGCGAGCAGACTTTCTGCATGGAGCGCGCCGGCGTGAAAACGATGCCGCACTCGCGGCACTTCTTCGGCTTGAGCGTCGCGCGCATCAGCAAAATTCCACCCCCAGCTCGGCCGATGCGTACACCTGAATCTGGTTCAGGTACTCCGAGAACTCGCCGACGGTCATCTGCGTGGTCGACTTGCGGCGCAGGATGATCTCGCCGTCGGGCAGCACGAGCTCGTCGCATACGCCGAACTTGCGCGCGAAATATTCGTGCCAGGCATCCTTGTCGAACTGCCTCCCTTCGATCCATGCCTGCTCGGCGATCGCCTTCAGGATGGCGCCCCAGTACAGCCGGTTCTGAGGCGCGTTCCGCTGCTTCTCCTCGGCCGTCACGATCACGCGCAGCGGCTCGCCGCGTTCGGCGAAGGCCTGAGCATTGGCCCGAACGAATGCGACGACGTGCGCCCAGATGCCGCCATCGCGAAGGGTGAACTCGCGGTAAAGGGCGGCGGTCATGCTGCAGCCTCATTCGTCAAAGCACCCAGCGCCGCATCCCGAATCGTCTGATATTCGCGCCGCAGCTCGGGCGACTGGCACGCGCCGATGACCTTGAACCCGGCCGACGACACGATCGCATCACGCGCGCAGCGCACGACCTCGGACGGCAGCGCCGCCCCGCTGGCCGACTTGCCGCGCATCAGCAGCTTGAACGCCCATTCGGCCGTGGGCTCGCGGCGCATGACGCGCTCTTGCACGCGCCGGATCGCACCGAGATTCGCCTCGACGGTCGCGCGATCGGCCGGGCGCTCATCAGCGAGCCGCGGCGTTGTGGACGCCGCCTGCTCGCTGCGCGCCTGCCGGCAGAGCGATACGAACTCGGGCAGCGTCGGCGGCTTCGGCAGTGCGGTCAGGTTGTCGCTCCCTGCCTTGAGCTGGTCGCGCGATAGCTTGCCGAGCTCGATCGCCCATGCCCGCTGCACCTCGACCACGTTCACGCCGTTCCACATCGACGCGAAGCGCGAGCCGTAGAACGCGGCCATCTTCGAAAACAGCGCCTCGACCCAGTGCTGCGGGAGCGCGTCAAGCGGCCAGTCCGGACGCTTAAACGTCGATGGTTCGGTCATCTGGTTCATGGCTTCGATTCCTTCCGGTGAGTGCTGCGATCGTGCTGGCGTTCTGGTCGCTCCAGGTCGGCTGAGGGGACGCGCGGGCCGGCGGCTTCGCGGCATCTCGAGTCCAGCGTTCAGCGATCGACAGCACGAAACCGGGCTTGATGCGGCCAGTCGGATCGGATGCCTTTGCCTCTGCGCAAGCCGCCTCGATCGTTTCCACGGTGACGCCCGCCTCTGCTGCAGCGACGATTCGCGGATCGCCCGGCTGGGCCTCGATCGAATTCCTTCGCATCGCAGCGGATAGTTCGGACGGACGCGCTTTTTCAATCGCGCTCGCGCGAGGTTCACCTACGTCCGTCTTAGTACCCTCGGTTTTAAGTTCTTCTCTTCTCTTCTCTTCTCTAGCTAACGCACCTGTAACGCCGGACTCGTCGTTCTGTAACGCTCCCTGCGTTACATCAGCGTTACTTCTATGCATCGCAACGCGCTTTCCGGTCTGGGCGCGCTTCTTGGCCGACGTCCCGTTGTGCTCGTTGAACCGAATGAGACGGATGCCGCCTTCGATTTCCTCGATCCAGCCAATGTCGCGCAGCGCGGTGCCGAGATTCGGAACGCCGGTTTTGCGGGCGATGGCGGCCAAGGTGAGCCCGTGCATCTCACCATCGGCAGAATGGTCATCAGCCGTGGCCCAGAGCCAGTACAGGCCGCCGATCACTGCCGCTTCGCTGCATCCGGTGAGGTCGCACAGGTTCGAAACCCGCGGGTCGTCCCACAGGTTCGTGCGCATCTTGATCCAGTCGCCGGCCATGCTTACCTCGCGCCCGTTACGCTGAAGGGTATGGAAATGTGGGTCATGCCACGTCCAATACGAAGCCGGGCTGCCGCAAGCGATCGCGCTGCAACTGCTCGTAGTCGGGGTTCAGCTCGCAGCCGAGGAAGCGGCGGCCGAGCCGCTGCGCCACTTGGCCCGTCGTGCCGCTGCCGAAGAACGGATCGAACACGACGTCGCCCGGCCGGCTGCCGGCGAGTACGCACGGTTCGACCAGCGCCTCGGGGAAGGTCGCAAAGTGCGCCGCGGCATATGCCTGCGTAGGAATCGTCCAGACCGATCGCCGGTTCGCTCCATCCTTCGGCTGATAGTCGGCCGGTGCCGACGCGCCTTTCTGCCGACCGTCTCGGTGAAACGCGCCGTGCGCGCCGGCGCCGGTATCCCATCCGTCTGGCACCTTGTAGCGATCGCGCCGCTTGTAATCCATCGTCTCGAACGACTGCGCCTTCGTCTCGCCGCTGTATGGCGTGCGAATGGCATCGGCATCGAAGTAGTAGCGCTCGCTCTTGCTGAGTAAGAACAGGTACTCGTGCGCTTTCGTGCAGCGATCGCGCACGCTCTCCGGCATGGGGTTCGGCTTGTGCCAGATAATGTCTTGGCGCAGATACCAGCCGGCGTCCTGCAGCGCGAACGCGAGGCGCCACGGCTGGCCGACGAGATCCTTCGGCTTCAGCCCCTCGACACGCACGTCCGAGCGCGGTACCGGCGCATCGTCGCGGCGGCGGCTGGCCGTCATCGCGCGCGCCTCGGTGGCCGCCTGCGACGGGCCCCACGGGGCGCCGCGCGACCCCGCGTAGCTGTCGCCCATGTTCAGCCACAGCGTGCCGTCGTCGGTGAGCAGCTTGCGCGCGAGCTCGAACACGACGACCAGCGTTTCGATGAACTCGCGCAGCGTCGGCTCCTGGCCGATCTCGCGATGCTTGTCCGGGTGGCCGCCGGGAAGGTACGAGCGGAGGCCCCAGTACGGCGGCGACGTCACGATCGTCTGCACGCGCACGCCGTCGGCTATCATCGCGCGCATCAGTTCGCGGCAGTCGCCGCGGTGAGAGTGGTCGATCCAGTTCATACCCCACCCCCATACACGCCAAACGCGAACGCGATCAGCGTGCGCACCCACATGTCGATGAAGAAGTCGATCACGGCCGATCCTCCTGAATGCGCTGCTGGCGACGCGTTTCGAGATACTTGAGCGCCATGCTTTCCAGCGCGGTGAGCTCGTGCGGGTCGACCACCATCGAGCCCATGGGAACGACCTGCAACCCAAATGCAGCGAGCAGCTTCGACCAGTCATCGAGCTCGTCTTTCAAAGCGCGGCTCACGGTGCTCGCAGAGACGCCCATGCAATCTGCTGCATGGGCCTGCGTGACGCATGCAACCGCACGCAAGATTTCCGAACGATTGCGTGCACCGAGCATGCGTGTGTTTTCGATTTCTTCAGAGGAAACTGTTTCGACGGTACTCATGCAGGCACCTGAGCAAGTTGGAGCGACAGCGGCATGCCGTCACGCTCGTTCGGGTAGATTTCCGGACAGAGCTGGTGCGGCGTCTTGCGCCAGCCGGTTTGCTCGGCCAGCCACAAAACCCGGCCCGGCGGAATGCTGCGCCGCCACTTGCTGATCGCCCACGGGCGAACGTTGAGAAGGCGCGCGACAGCGCTATCGCCGCCGAGCAGATCAAGCGCCTCGGCAACGTTCGGATTGGGGGTTTGATTGAGCGTGTCCATGCGCCGCAGAGTACTACTTAAAGTAGATTTCCGCAAGGACGAAAAGTAGAAATGACGCCGACCCCTACGATTGATAGACTTCTACCCATGGTAGAAAGCAAACAACTCCCGATCCGGTACCCCGAATTCGCGGCCCGGCTGTCGCAGGCAATGGCAGCCGTCCCGATCGAGGTTCAGGGGATCGTCGACTTCTTCAAGGCGCGTGGCGAGAAGATCACCTACGAGATGGTGCGCCGCTACACGCTTGGGCAGGCTATGCCGCGCCAGGAAAAGCTGAGTCTGATCGCCGAGGCGGTCGGGCGCAGCGCATCCGAGCTGGTATATGGCGCCAGCGAAAAACCATCAGGGAAGTACGCGCTTCCCGAAGATCAGGGCAATGTCCTTGTATGGGAGCACCCGGACGACCTGCCGCCAGACGATAATCGCGTCTGGCTGGACACATACGATTACAGATTCAGTGCGGGGACTGGTTTGATTCAGTGGGAAGTGCGGCAGAAGAAGGCTTTACCGTTCGACATCGGCTTTTTCCGGGCGCTCGGATCGAAGCCCAAGGATTGCAAGCTCGTGCGCGTGCACGGCGACAGCATGGAGCCGTACCTTTTCGATCGCGACATGATCATGGTCGACACGGCCAAGAACATCATCCGCGACGGCAAGGTGTACGCGATCTACTTCGCCGACGAGCCGCTCGTGAAGCAGATCTTCAAGGAAGCCGGCGGCGCCATCACGCTTCACTCGATCAACTCTGGGAAATACCCGGACAAGACGATCAGCCCCGAGCACCTCGATTCGGTGTCGATCATGGGCGAAGTGATCTATCGTTCCGGCTCCGGCTGGGCCGGCGGCAACTGAGCCGCCATGAAGCGCTTCGCCTGCCTCGCTGCAGCTTTCTGGATTCTCGGTGCGCGCGCCGAGCCGGTTCCGGATGACGTCGCGGCGAAATGCACCGACTCCGCGTCCGCCTTCAGTTTCGCGGCGACGTTCCGTGACACCGGGATCTCGCCTCAGGACACTCTCACGCGCATGAAAGCGCCGGCTTTCCGCCGCGGCTTCCCTGATGGCGCACTGAAGGAGATCATCAACCTGGTCTACTTCGATCCGGTTCTATCCAGATGGCCCGCCGACCGGGTCTATTCCGCTGTCGCGCGAGACTGCATGGCGCCCCAGAAGCAGTTCGCGCCGCTCCAATAGCATCCCGCCGACCACCTCGACAAACCCGCTTCGGCGGGTTTTTTTACGTCCATCGACAGCCGCCTCTACTTTCGCGCGCAAAATTTCTACTTTTAGTTGTTGACATCCCGCCTACTTAAAGTAGAATTCCCATCAACGCAGCACACAACGCGCTGCGCCGCCGCCCCGGCGGCCAATCCGGGAAGCATCAGAAGCAATGCGCATGGCCGCGCATACCAAATCGCCCGTGAAGCCTGCCCGCGTGAGAAGGGAATGCCTAGCCCAGGCTGCAACTGGGTGGACCGGATGAACCGGCGAAGGAGCCGGGGACGCGACAGAGCCGATTGGGGCGCCGTGCTTCGGCGCGGCGCCCCGCAACACCGCCTTGATGAGCGGACATGCAACCCCAGCGTATCCGCCCATCAGTGCAGTCATTAACGCCGGCCATGTCTCCCGGCAAACCTGTTAGGAGTGCATATGCTCAACCCTCGATTAACCGAGCGAGCGGCCGAGTTCTGGACCGATCGCCAGCTGCAACAGTTCAACGATGCGGCCGACGCCGAAGCCGAGCGCGCCGAGCTTGTCGCGCAAATCGCGAAGGAACGCCTGAAGGCGAAGATCGCGGCGCTGTCGGACGACGACCTGATCGGCGGCATGCACAGCGTCACGCAAAAGAAGCACGGCGCAGCACTGCGCGCCGCGTTCCGCGAATCGCCGGAAGCCCTAGGTGATCTGGTGATGTCGATCATCGTGCACGCGATGAGCGAGGACGCGGAGATCGAGGCCGAGCGCTCGCTCGACAGCGACCGGCCGCGATTCGCCAATGTCGGTTGTTCCGCGTGCGGCCAGAAGTTCGGGCCGGGCAGAGCCGGATTCAGCCATTGCGCTGACCATGCCGGCCGCCGCGTCCGCCTCTTTGACGAGTCCTGACATGCCCACCATCCAATTCGTCGTCGTCGGCACTCTCGCGGTGCTCGTACTGACGCTCGTGATTCTCGCGGCCGGGGCGATCAAGCGCCGCGGCAAACGCTGACCATTCGCTCCCGCCCTGCGGGCAATCACACCACACCGAGGATAGACCATGCCGAACTGGGTAACCAACAAAGTATCCGCGCCGAGCCACGTAATTGCAGCGATCGTGAGCTCGGACGATGGGCGCGTCGACTTCGCACGCATTGTGAAATTCGAAGGTGAGTTTCCGTGGGACGGGATCTATGCCGATGCTGAAACGATGGCGGAAGTCGTCGTTGGAACTCCTCTTAGCTCGAATCCGTTGCTTGATTCGCTGGAAGCTGCGAACCGTGCGCGCGCCGACATCAAGAAGCTGAACGACGAATCGTTCGAGCAGTTCATCCAGATGCTGCGCAACTTCCGAAAGGTCGGATTCCTTCACTCGATGGACTTCGCCCGCGCGAAGTGGGGGACGAAGTGGAATGCCTGCGACTCGTCCGCCGACATCGAGGCCGGGACCGCTGAATTCGACACCGCGTGGAGCTGTCCCGTGCCGATCTTCGAAGCCCTGTCGCGCAAGTTCCCGGAAGACGTGATCACCGTCACGTACGCGGACGAAGACATCGGCAGCAATTGCGGCACGTTCCGCATGCGCAACGGCGAAGAAATCAGCAGCGAGATCGCGCCCTCGTGGCGCGACATGACGGATGCAGAGCGCGCGAAATGGAAGGCTTTCGCATGCGAAGTCACTGGCCGCGATCCGAAGGACTACGAGGACGAGGAAGCCTGACATGAACGAGATCAAGCACACGCCGGGGCCGTGGGAAACGAACGGCCTGCGCATCTGGGCGAAGGTGATGTTCAGTGATTCGCAAGCGCTCGAA